GCGAGTGCGATAAGGTTTGAATGTGGATTGTTAGCCATGATGGCTACACTCCTAGTCTGTGTTGATATGGCCACAGAGGCACGCCACAGATAACGTGCCACTGTGTCTAGCCTGATTAGACTAGCGTCTAGCGCGCTAGGTTAGTGGTTGTGCGCTAGGCGTTAGCCTAATCAAGCACCATAGCCTAAGCATTCGGCTACGGTTCAGGTCCACAATGTCAAACAGCGCGTTAGGCTAGTCGCATCATCCGATGACGCCCGAAGGCATAGCCGACTAGGAACCCCTAACTCCGATCATAGATACAGTGTCGCATAGGCAAGGGCCTATTGCAAGGCCACTCAAGGGAATAAGTAGTTAGCATCCCTCACGGTTCCATAAGTAAGACTACTTAAGGTAATACTACGTATGTTACTCTTAAGATACACTTAGTCTAGTGTATCACTTAAGCAACACTAAGTTAACCGTAAGGTTACTTAGGAGTTTCTTACTACCCTAAGTTACCTTACGGTGTAACTCTAGAGTATACCGTACGGTTACATACAACCCTTGCGAGTATAGGGTCTTATGGTCGTTAGGGGTATGTGTGGGTCCGGGCGCCCCTCGCGCGCGAATGAATTAAACAAAAAATATATCGGGCAGTATTTTTTACACCTAAAAATTACTAACAGAAAATTTTTACACCTAAAACTTATCGGGCAAAAATTTTTCTTCTAGTTCTTTTACCTTTTTCTCTAATTCCTCTACCCTTCTAACTAATTTCCTAAAAACAGGTACATCTTCGAATACTGTGCTCATCATTTTGACTTTCCTTCAGGAATTGGTAATTGACGTATCTTACAGTCGTGATTATCAAAAATAACGTCGTATTGCTGTAAAACAGATAATTTAGCCTTTTTAGGTGCTATTGCCTTCCATTTCACTTCAATAGGAAATGGTTTCTCAGGATATTTCCAATAGTCTGTAGAATCGTTTTTCTTGTATGTTTTCGTATACATGGTACCTACCTATAGGGTTGAGTATAAAAACGCACCAGTGAGCTTCTCTGGCCCAACCAGAGTACTTTTAAAAGAGGTCCTACATCAAATCCTCTGTTGGAGAAGACGGGCATTTTGTTTCCCCCATGATATATTATAAAAATCCTCTGATAATGACCCATCTGGGAATTTAATAAAATACATGTTTTTATACTCAGAATGCTCTTCTAAACTGAATTTAGTATTCTTAGTCCCATTGTATAATTTATTATTCTTCCATGAGTACATTTCTACCTCCAGTAACCCTTTTCACAGACATCATATCCCCTACTCCAACCTTTGTTATATCCTACTCCATATCCAATAGCAAAACTAATACCAAAGCCTACTAAGACAAGCCATATAATCATATAATCCAATACGTCCATTACTTAGTACTCCTTCCTACGAAGTACCCTAATAGAAATACTAAAGCTCCTATAGTAGCTATAACACTAAAACCTATATATAAATCTGTATCCATAGTAAATCTCCATTTGACATAGGACATAGTTATACTGTATAATATGCGACATAACTTGTCAAGGAGAAAACATGCCTGGTACAATCAGTTTATTTCTAATAGGTGTCTGGTTCTGTGTAGGTCTATTCACAGGTTTTGGTTGGGCTCTGGCTCATAGGATCATAAATAAACTCTTGTAATGATCAAAGTTTTATTCTTAAGTTCATTCCTGTTCTTAGTACACGAACCTAGTTTATACGATCCAGATTGCTGTAACCAACATGATTGTAAACCAGTATCTTGTGTCGAATTAAAGGAACAAGGTAAACAGATAATCTACCAACATCCTAGTTTTGGTAAGAAGGAATTTGGTGGACATCAGATAAGAGAAAGTCGTGATAAGCAATGCCATGTCTGTATTTCAAACATGGGTACAGCTCGTTGCGTCTATTTGTATTACAAAGGTCATGAGTCGTAAAGACAAGGAATTCTGGATATCTACAGTAATACTATTGTCCTCTATAGTAATTACTTTAGTATTTATATTAGGTATATATAAACTTAATGCTTAAGTACTTAGTTACCTTAGTATTACTTATAGTAAGTACTACAGTATTAGCTCAAGCTCCTCCTAAGAGATATAATTATCCTTATAAAGGTAAGCTATACGTAGATTACTTAAGTACTAAAGAACTTCTTAAGGTATGCTATGGTACTACAGCTTGTGCCTATAGTACTGATGATGGTAGTTATTGTATTGTCTATTTACCAGATCCTGCTTTAGGCGAATTGTCTAGATCAGAAATAGTAAAACGTTGGATTCACGAAAGAGCCCACTGTAATGGTTGGCCTTGGTACCACCCTAAATAAATGCCCTTTAGAAAAGTAGGAAATAAATATAAATCCCCTTCGGGAAGGACTTTCACAAAAGCCCAGGTTAGGGCTTACTATGCTAAGAAAAGGAGGAAGTAATGCCCTACGGAAATAAAGCTGGCTATAAGCCACTTAAACCGAAGAAGATGAAAAAGAAAAAGAAGTAATGTGGTGTAGACATAAAACATTACTTTGGAAACTAGATAGAATAACATTTCTATTAGGTGAGATATTAGAAAAGGAAGATAAAATAATGGTTGATATGGAAAAACTCGCAGCGGCTGTAGCCCGTAATGATGAGGTAGATGCCTCTGTTGTTACGTTGGTTAACAAGCTTGCAGAGGAGATTCGTAGTCTTAGCCAATCGGCTACAGACGTAGCAGCTCTTCAAGCTGAACTTAATACCATGGCAGATCGTCTCACAGCATCATCGGATACTGTAGCAGCAGCTGTCGTTGCAAATACACCGGTTGATCCGGTGCATACTGCACAGTAACTAAACAATAAAGGAAGGGGCTGGCCGTAAGGCCAGCTCTTCACCTACAGAAAGGTAAATAATGGCAGTTTTATTCATAGCAGAGTATGCTGACTCAGGCTTTATCACCGGTCCTGTAGCCGTCGGTAAGGAACCTGCACATACGAATCAAACCGTTGCCATCGGTGCAGGGTCTGTACAGTCAAATGCTTTTAAAAGCAATACTCTGTTAGTCAGACTGCATTCCGATGTCATCTGTTCCATTGCCTTCGGGGACAATCCAACCGCATCCGCTACCTCTGCCAGAATGGCAGCTAACCAGACTGAATACTTTCAAGTAAAGCCTGGTCAGAAAGTAGCAGTTATTCAGAATACGTAAGGTGTAACATATGGCATACTTACCCCCCGCAGACGTCAATGGCGTATTAAATTTATTAGTCCTACTGTCTGATCCCGAAAAGATCAAGAAACTCTTAGTCGATCTAAAAGCTCAGTCTGATGACTACTTCGTTAATTACTCTAAGCTCCAAGAGGACAAGAAAGAATTCGAAGCAGTCAAGAAGGCTGTCTCCAACGATCAGAAAGCAGTAGAAGATCTTCAGAAAACTCTGATTAAGAAATTAGAGTCAGTCGAGAAGAGTGAACAGTCTTTCTCTAAGTTGAACGAGGAGGCTAGATCTCTTAAGGCTCAATTAACTGAGAAGGAAGCTAATCTAAAAGTTTGGGAGACTAATCTCAAAAATAGAGAAGCTACTATTTCCGCAGTAGAAGAGAATCTTAAGGTTAGACGAGACCAATTAGACGCAAAGGAACATGAAGTAGCTGTGCTACGTTCTCAATACGAAGCTAAGCTTAGTCAGATAAAGGCATTAACAATATGAGCATTTCAAACGCAACAGAAACAAATATTTTAGCATTGATCTTCAATGCAACTGCATGGGCTGACTATGCTGAGAACGATAGTTCTTCTCCTCATACTCAGATCGCAGTAGCTCTTCACACAGCAGATCCTGGTGAAGGCGGAACCATGAGCACAAACGAAGTCGGTTATACCAACTATGCTCGTGTCAACGTAAACCGTAACTCTGGTGGTTGGACTGTCTCTGGTGGCTCTGTCTCTCCTGTAGCCAACATTGACTTCCCCGCAGGTACAGGCGGTTCAGGCACAGTCACTCACTTTGCAGTCGGTAAGACCGGCGGTGGCGCTACAGATATTCTCTGGTCTGGTACTGTAACTCCTAATATCGTTACAGGTGACGGAATTACTCCTAGACTTACAACTGCATCTACCATTACGTTAGACTAATGATTGTAGAAGCTGTTGGAACATCTTCGGGTACTATTAAGCTAGATAAGTCTCTTTCTAAACGAATAGAAGAGGCAATGACTAAGGCTGTTGAACAGGCTTTATCAGAAGGGGTCTCCGATCCTGAAGTTATTAAAGCTAGAATTTTAGTAGCTAGAGAAGAAGCAAAGAAACAAGGATAAATTAAATGGCTAAATATGCACTTTCAAGTGCTAGTTTTGGTACTCCTCAGGCTATTAGTACAAGTTATAAGACACAGTGGTCATTGACATCGTCTTCAGGCACTCTTCGTAGAGCTTGGATTTATGATGTAACATTTGGTACTGTCGACACCCCTGGAGACACCGTAATGGTCTATAAGCTAGACCGTCAAACGGATGTCGGAACGGGTACTGCTGGAGCAGCAGCTCCATTGGATAATCAAGACTTAGCAGCTTCTGTGGTTGAAACTTGTAATCATACAGCTGAGCCTACAGTTACTGCTGATACTGAACTTCTTGAAGTTCCAGTTAATCAACGGTCTACTTATAGATGGGTAGCTGTTCCAGGTGGTGAATTAGTTGTCCCTGCTGTTGATACCGACGGTATTGGAGCTAGAACAAAGTCTTCAGCTTACACAGGTACAGTAATTTCTAACGTTCATTTCTGGGAATAATGAGAAACGCACAAGGTTATGCTTCGATTACTTCTCCAGAAGGAGTAAGAGAAGCAGATACCTTTACTTGTTACCATTGTAACAGGATAACTCATGTAAGAGCTTATGCAGACCCGGCTGAATTAGGAGGGTTATGTAAAGCGTGCATGAGATTGATTTGTTCCAAATGTGTAGGTAAAAACTGCATTCCATTTGAAAAGAAATTAGATTTGATGGAAGCCAAGTATCACGCTAGAAGGTCTTATGTGTAATGGCTATTTCTCTAGTTGGTATTTTTGAAGGTCAGAGAGTTGATACTACCGAACTAACTGTCAACTTGAGCGGTACGCAAGCAGGCGATGTTGTCTATGCCTGTCATGGGTATTGGGCAGGAGGGCCAGCGGGTACCCCGTCAGGCTATACGGCAATTGGTACCGCTACGCTATTGGCGCAGTTTCACATGCGCGTTTCTCGGAAAGTTCTTTCCGGGGCTGATACGACAGTTGTTTTCCCGGCTGCTAGTGCAAATAGTGCGAACACAGCGCAAGCTATCGTTCTAAGAGGCGTAGACAATACTACTCCCGAAGATGCTACAGCGACGACCGCTACATCGTCCAGTACATCAACACAACCGGATGGAGCGTCAATTACCACAACAACTGCGGGAGCATGGGTTATTTCGGCTGTCGTGAAGGAATGTGTAGATGCAGCGGTTACTGCTCCATCTGGGTATTCCAATCAGTCTGACATTGCTGGTGATGCGACGACTGCGGATGCTACAACTGCGGTTGCGACAAAATTGATTACATCGCCAGGTGCAGAAGATCCTGGGGCGTGGTCAAACTTCGCCAACGGTACGGTCACCGGATGGTGTGCTGTAACAGTAGCTGTTAGAGCATTTAATCCTCCTATTTTTACACAAAACAACATCAACATCATTCGACAAGCGAGGATGAGAGGCTACTAAACTATGGCAGTTACATTTGTCGGCGCTGGTGCCATTGCCGGCAATAATACCCTCGCCACTCAAAACTTAACTTCCCATGCTAATACTGCCGTTGGTGATCTTCTAATTGCACAGGTCATCAATAAGAGTGTTACTGCAAATACAGTAACTCCTCCTGATGGTACTTGGTTTACAATCATTGCTACAGAAGTTAATGATTGTACTACAGCAGCAGACGACCATCAGTATAGTCTATTTGGTAAGTTTGCGACTGTAGCTGGTGCACAAGCTTACACCTTTACTAAAGCTACAGATGATAATGTTCTGTTTGCAGGTGTACTGTCAACTTGGAGGGGCGTCGATGCAGATTTTCCTCTGGATGATACTGCCGCAGCCAGGACTGAAACTGCAGGCGCAGCAGATAATGTTTCATTCCCTGCATACAATCCCACTAGAACTAATGTCCATGTCGTGTACATGGCATACTATGGAAATGATCTTACGACATTCGCAGCCGCGATGTCTAACGATACAAATCCAGATTGTACGACTAGATACGATCTAGAAAGTTCTACAGGTAATGATTGCGGTCTAGCTTGTACATCAGGCGATAATGACGGTTCAAATGTTGCGTCTAGAACATGGGCTTCTGCAGCTACTACTAATGCTGGTAATACTGGTGTAGTCTTTGCTTTACGTGCAGCAGCGGTAGCTGGTGATGACAGCGTAAGGACATCACTTTCATCACTTAATCAAGTCTTTCCGGTTACTAGACTTTATCAGTCTGAATTTAATTCTTTAACACCTCTGCAGGATATTGAAGCTGGCGATGGTTCAGCATCAGGAACTGGAGCAGCCACTGCAGTAGGCACAGGGATAGTAAATGCCGATGGTTCAGCATCTGGTACAGGTGCTGCGACTGCGGTAGGCGAGAGTACAGCTGCATCAACAGCAACTGCTTCTGGTACAGGCGCAGCTACAGGGGTAGGTGAAAGTACTGCAGCTTCTGATGCTTCCGCATCAGGTACTGGTGCAGCCACTGGTATAGGTGCCAGTACAGCTGCAGCTGATGGATCTGCTTCAGGAACCGGTGCAGCAACTGCAGTAGGTGCAGCAATATATGCAGCTACTGGTACAGCTTCTGGCACAGGAGAAGCACTAGGTGTAGGAGCCTCTACTGCTGCAGCCACAGCTTCAGCTAGTGGTACAGGCGAGGCACTTGGAGTAGGAGCTAGCACAGCTGCTTCTACAGCATCAGCTTCAGGTACTGGTGACGCTACTGGAGTTGGAGCAAGTACTGCTGCTTCTACAGGCTCTGCATCTGGGACTGGCGAGGCCTTAGGCGTAGGTACAGGAATTGTATCTGCTATAGGATCAGCAGAAGGTACGGGAGCAGCCTCCGGAGTAGGAGTCGCTTCAGCTGAAGCAGTAGGCACTGCATCAGGAACTGGAGTTGCTACAGGAGTAGGTGCCAGTACGGCATCTGCAACTGCGTCAGCTTCAGGGACAGGTGAAGCTCTTGGAGTGGGCGCTAGTACAGCAGCCTCTACAGCTTCAGCAGCAGGAACCGGGGAAGCACTAGGAGTAGGGGCATCAACAGCAGCCGCTACAGCTTCTGCTAGTGGGACCGGTGAAGCTTTAGGCGTAGGCGCATCCATACAAGATGGTGATGGCGTAGGTCAGGCATCCGGTACCGGTGAAGCCTTAGGTGTAGGTGCTTCAACAGCAGCCGCTACTGGAAGTGCAGACGGAACAGGTGCCGCAATAGCTGTAGGTGAATCTACAGCAGCTTCAACGGCTAGTGCATCTGGCACCGGAGCTGCAACTGCAGTAGGAGCCTCCATATTCTCTGCAACAGCTACTGCTGCAGGTACTGGTAATGCTACAGCTGTAGGACATTCTTTCTTCGCAGGAATTGGTTCAGCTGCAGGCGTTGGAGAAGCTTTAGGAATAGGGGCAAGTTTTGCAGCCTCAATAGGATCAGCTTCTGGTTTAGGGCAAGCCTTTGGTTTCTCAGAAGAGGATGATGGAGATGGTGATATACCACATCATTTACCGTTCTTTGCTACAGTAGGGAAGATGAAGAGTTTTTAATTAAATGGGTAAGGTTTATAATGGAAATGGAAGGTTCAATCTTCCTATAATCATATCAACTATAGCAATCGCTATTTCCTTATTACAAGGCTTTTGGTCTATAGCAGATCCTAGAGGTAATTTAGCTAAATTAGAGTCTAAGTTTGATCAATACATCACTATTAGAGAATTTGAAGAGAGTAAGAAAAACTCTTTTAGAGCCAGAGAGGAGATAAGAAAAGATTTAGAAGCAGTCTCTTCTGAACAGAATAAACGAACAGGATACATAGAAATTATTAATTATTTAAGAAGAGATTTTGATAAACTATCTGCTAGATTAGATGACTATGAAAGAACATTCAGTTCTTCAGTAACTCTAAAAGATACTTTAAGGGATATACAAGAGCAGATTAAGAATTTAAGAGATAAGGTCTTAATAACTCCTAAAGAAATAAACAAATAAGGTAGACCGTGCCAAAGAAAAGAGAACTCTCTGAAGAGAGACAGCAGCACAAAGACCGTGCAGAATTAGATCTAGAATATTTTATCAACCTAGTTCAACCTAGACGTCTTTTAGGTAATGTACATCGGGAAGTTATACATTGGTGGACTAGACAGGAAGCTAAGAACCATCAGCTTCTTTTACTTCCCCGAGATCATATGAAGTCTGCCCTTGTAGCGTATAGAATAGCTCAAGCAATTACAGTGGATCCTACTCTTAGAGTTCTATTAATATCTAGTACTTCTAATTTAGCTACTAAACAATTAAAGTTTATTAAAGACATTATAACTTCAGATACGTATAGACTTTTCTGGCCGGAGATGGTAGAAAGGGAAGAAGCCAAAAGAGAGAAGTGGACTGAAAGAGAAATATCGGTAGATCATCCACTGAGAAAAGAGGAATCAGTACGTGATCCGACAATTTTTACTGCAGGTCTTACTAGTAATATCGTTGGGATGCATTGCGACATCGCTGTTCTTGATGACGTGGTTGTTCAAGCAAATGCTTATCTCGAAGAAGGACGAAACAAAGTAAAAGATCAATATTCTTTGTTATCGTCTGTTGAAACAGTTAATGCTAAAGAATGGGTTGTTGGTACAAGATATCACCCAAAAGATTTGTACTCAGACCTAATAGAAATGGAGATTGAAGAATACGATGAATTGGGTAATGTTAGAAAAGCTGAACCACTATTTGAAGTCTTTGAGCGACAGGTTGAGTCGATTGGAGATGGCACAGGGGAATTCCTTTGGCCCCGTCAGCAAAGATCAGACGGTAAATGGTTTGGATTCGACTCCAAGGTTCTTGCTCAAAAGAAGGCACAATACCTTAACAAAGTACACTTCAGGGCCCAATACTATAACGATCCGCACGACGTCGACTCGTCCCCCATCCAAAGAAGTCAATTCCAGTACTACGACCCAGTCTACCTCTCCTGCAGAGATGGTAAATGGTTCTTCAAAAACGAACGTTTAAATGTAGTAGCTGCAGTAGATTTCGCATATTCTACAGGCAAGAGAGCTGATTCAAGTTCTATTGTTGTTGTAGGAGTAGATGGTAAAATGAACTACTATGTCTTAGAAATAGACAGGTTCAAGACGGATAAGATATCAGATTATTTTAATAGAATATTAAGGCTGTATGAGAAATGGGGCTTCCGAAAAATAAGAGCAGAAGTAAGCGTAGCTCAGCAGGTTATAGTAAAAGACTTAAAAGAGAACTATATCAAGCCTCACGGCTTATCTCTAGCCGTAGAAGAGTATAGGCCTTCTAGATGGCAAGGAGCTAAAGAAGAGAGGATAATGTCAACACTAGAACCTAAATATGCGAATCAGCAAGTGTGGCACTACCAAGGAGGTAATTGTCAAGTACTTGAAGAAGAGCTTGTATTCACTAATCCTGCTCATGATGATGTCAAGGATGCTCTAGCTTCAGCTATAGATTTTGCAGTCGCTCCACTAGATATATTTAAGTTAAAGAAAGAAAAAGATCATGAATTTAAATTCCATGGTAGGTTTGGTGGAGTTTACTAGTGCCTAATAAAGTTCTAGAATTATACGATGTAATCCAACCAGATTCTTTAGCCACACAAATCACTGATAAGTGGATTACGTGGAATAACATGCGTCAGCGTGCCAAGTCTGATTGGGAAGAAGTACGTCGTTATGTATATGCTACAGATACTACTCAAACATCTAATTCATCTTTGCCATGGAAGAACAAAACTACAGTTCCTAAACTGTGTCAAATCATGGATAATCTGTATGCTAACTATACAGCTACTTTATTTCCTCAACGTAAGTGGTTAGTATGGGAAGCTAATGAAAAGGATTCAGCTTCTGTCCAAAAGAGGGATTCCATTGTCAATTACATGTCATGGGCAATTGACCAGCCTTCCTTTAAGCATGAGATTGATAAAGTTATATTGGACTATATACAGTTTGGTAACTGCTTTGCCACGGTAGAGTGGATTGACGAACGTGTTCAAGTAGAAGAGGGTAGAGTTCAAGCAGGATACATAGGTCCTGCTATTAGACGTATTAATCCTCTTGATATAGTTATGAATCCTACTACAGAGAATTTTTCATATTCTCCAAAGATCATACGATCTATGATATCTCTCGGAGATCTGAAGAAACAATTAGCTAAGTTAACCTCAGATCAAAATCAAGATGAGTATGAAGAGCTGTGGAAATATTTAAAGGATATAAGACATGCTGCTAGAATGTTTCAAGGAGATTGGATTCAACGAGACGCCTTATTTAGTGTCGATGGGTTTAATTCTTTTAGGGACTATCTGTCTTCTGACATGGTTGAAGTCTTAACTTTCTATGGAGATATGTACGACGTAGATAATGAAGATCTCTGTGAAAATTATGTTATTACAGTAGTAGATAGACATAAACTTATCGGTAAAAAACCTAATCCTAGTTTCTTTGCTACTCCTCCAATCTTTCACTCTGCTTGGCGTAAGCGTCAAGATAACTTGTGGGGGATGGGTCCATTAGATAATCTTATTGGTATGCAATACCGTATGGATCATGTGGAGAATATGAAAGCTGATATCTTTGATTTAGTAACTTTTCCTGTTCAGAAAGTTAAAGGATTTGTTGAAGATTATGTATGGCAACCAGGAGAAAAGATTTATGTTTCTGAAGAAGGTGACGTCGATATGGTCGTACCTGACGTTCAAGCTCTACAAGCTAATTTTGAAATTCAAAATCTTGAGAGGCTTATGGAGGAGATGGCAGGCGCTCCAAGAGAAGCGATGGGCTTCAGAACACCTGGAGAAAAAACAAAGTATGAGGTACAACGACTAGAGAACGCAGCAGCCCGTGTGTTCCAAAATAAGATCAGGCAGTTCGAAGAGCAGATTGTGGAACCATTGTTAAACGCCATGTTAGAATTGGCTAGGCGCAATCTGACGGGAGCAACTACAATCAAAGTATTTGATGATGAATTTAAGGTGGCTACCTTCCAATCTTTGGGAGTTGAAGATATAACTGGAGTTGGAAGGATTAAACCTATTGCTGCAAGACACTTTGCTGAACAAGCAGAACTTATTCAGAATCTTACAAGTTTAACTGCTTCTAATTTATGGCCTACAGTACAACCGCATTTTTCATCTGTAAAATTAGCTAAGATTATAGAACAGATATTTAACTTACAAGACTTTGAAGTTGTTCTTCCTTACGTAGCTCTGTCTGAACAAGCAGATGCTCAAAAAGCAATGAATGCTCTTGAAGAACAAGTAGTGATGGAATCACAAACCCCATCAGGAATTGGCGGAGATTATGACTTAAGTGTTGTAGGACAAGCAGCTACCGCACAACCTCCTGAGGAACCACAACAGGTACAATAATGTATATCAGGTGGACCCAACACCTAAAAGACGAAGAACAAAAGAAAAGATTCGAGAACGAAGTATATGGTTCTCGTAGAGTATTAGAGCGGCTTCAACAGCTTCTAGACGAAGAAGAGAAGACGATTGGCCGCCAAGAGACAAACTCTACTATATTCGATCAACCAAATTGGTACGAGAGACAGATCTTTAACAACGGTTATCGAGCCTGCATCGGCACATTAAAGAAGTTGATTGACTTAGACCAACAGCAGTTACCTAAGGAGAACTCATGACCGAGAATTTATTTAATGCGCAGGACCCAACAGTTGATCCTAATAAAAATTATATAGAAGAACTTGTTGGAGAGGGTAAAAAGTTTAAGTCTGTAGAGGATCTTGCAAGAGGTAAATTTGAATCAGACTTATATATTAAAACTTTAGAGAGTCGTAGTGACGAACTACGTAATGACTATTTAAAGTTGCGTGAAGAGAATATGGCCGCGGCTTCGCTACGTGAACTAGTAGACCAATTAACTAAGGAACGTCAGCAGCTTGCAAGTAGCGACAGCACCAATAATGCGAAAGAAGACACTAAGCCAGCCATCAATCCCGACGAACTTAAGAGTTTAGTCTCTAACACAGTTCAAGAAATTGAACTAAATAAGAGACAGCAAGAAAACTATAAGAGTGTCGTGGCTAAATTAACAGAGCATTTTGGAGACAACTACCAGTCTGCTCTAAAGAAACACATAGAAGAATTGGATTTAACGGAAGACGATGTCAATAGGATGGCTCGCACTAATCCTAAAGTTCTGTTTAGGACATTAGGAATAGACAGGCCTACTATTAGTCAAAGTTTCCAATCTCCTCCTCGCTCAGATAGGCGAAGCGACAACTTCATATCAGGCTCGACAAAACGCACATGGTCGTATTATCAGAAGATGAAGGCAGAAAATCCAAAGCTCTATAATGATCAAAAAACAACAGTCCAAATGCATAAGGATGCAGTCGAATTAGGAGATTCCTTTTTCGACACGGACTAATAAGGAGATAACCGATGCCTAGTGGCTTTTCAGTAGCTACCAATGAGCATCTGATCAGAAGTAATCTTTGGTCTCGTCAGATCAAAGAGCTTCTGTTAGATGATCTTATGGCGATGCGGTTTGTCCGTATGTTGACGGATTTTCCAGATGGCACGACTATCAATATTCCCAGTATTGGTGAAGCAGAGACTTCAGATTACGCCGAAGGGCAAGCAATCAAGTACAATAAGATGGACACTGGTAACTTTACCTTCAGTCCTGATCAGTACAAGTACTCAGCGCATTCAATCACTGAGAAGTTTAAGAGAGACAGCTATTACGCTTCAGATGTAATTGCATCGTTTGCTCCTAGACAGCATCGTGCTTTAATGGAAGCCATCGAAACACGCATTTTCAATAGAATGAATGCGGGACAAACGGTAAGCGACCTAAATACTATTAACGGAGCGGCTCACCGCTACGTAGCTAATGGCACTAACGAATCGATTGCTCTTAAGGATTTTGCTCTGGCACGTTTCGCCCTTACAAAGGCTAATGTCCCTTTGACAAACCTTATTGCTGTCGTCGATCCGTCAGTGACATATACAATTCAAACCCAGACTAACATGGTTAATCTGATCACTCCTGATCCACAGTGGCAGGCAGTTGTGAAAGAAGGGATGGCAACCGGCTTCCGGTTCCGTTTCAATGTGTTCGGCTTCGACGTTTACGAGTCGAACTATCTTCCCAACTCTATCGCTGAAACGATTGACAGTAAGTCTGTAACGGTTGGTGTTGCGAACTACTTCTTCTCCGCAGCTCCTGGTGACACAATGCCGGTTATCGGCTTAATGCGCCAGCCGCCTACGGTGTATTCAGAATTCAACAAAGATCTTCAGCAAGATGAATACCTTACTATCTGTGAGTATGGCTTTAAGCTTTACCGTCCAGAGAATTTGGTTACTGTTCTTACTGATACCAACGTTGTCGTGTAATAGGAGAAACGCACATGGGTACTTGGCATAATGCCGATGGCCTGTTCCTGACTTTTGGAACAGACAAGGCAACCGCTAATACAGCGGGCGAATACCGTTCCTTGGGCAAACTCCGTGAAGTTGAAGTTAAGATTGATCTTACGGCTCTTACTGAGGCGGAAGTTGTTCAGTCTGATACTACCTTCATCCCTGCGGGGGCACGCATCGAGGAAGTGGAAATTGTAACTCACACTGCAGCTGCTACGGGCACTGCTATTGACGTCGGTCTCGTTCGTACTGACCGTACGACCGCTATCGATGCCGATGGTCTTATCCAAGCAGAGGTTACCGCGGACATGAGCACTACTGGCGAGAAGAACGTCTTCCGTCAGGAGGCTGGTGTTGGCGCTAGCTTAGGCGGTGCACTTATTGGCACTACATTAGCTAACGTGGGACTGATCACGGCTAGCCGAACGACCGCTACGGCGTTCACGGCAGGTCTGGTTCACGTCTGCGTGCGCTACTACATGCCATAATGTAATTGGTATTGGGCTCTGCGTAGCGGGGCCCTTTACTAACAAGGAGAAATAAATGAGCCAACCATCTTTAATTGATTTTGGCGGAAAGGTTACTGCGGGAGGCAATACCGAGAATCGTATTCTCTTAGGTACTGTTACGGGTGGCTCAGGAGGTACTCTAGGTATCTACTGGGGCTCAGGTGCCCCTACAGTTTCCGCCGGTCAGGGATCTATCTATATTTGTACAGATGGATCAAGCACTTCTACCCGTCTGTATGTCAATACAAACGGAAGTACTACCTGGACTAACGTAACAACCGCAGCGTAAGGATAACTAATGGCTAACGTAGAACATAGCACCTTAACAGGCTCCGCGTTGCATGAACCTAAAGGTGTTGCATCTGCGGCAGCTAACAGAGTGTACGTATCTAATGGATTGGGCAGTGGAACGTGGACTGCCCTTTCCAATTTTAATGCATTTGGAGCACAGTTACTACACGTTAGAGACCAACGTTCTGCAGGTACAAGTCCTCAGTCGTTGACTAACACAGGCACTTGGCAGAAGAGGGATCTGCAGACTACTTCTACAAATGAGATTTCAGGAGCTTCCCTTTCTAGCAGTGTGATTACACTTCCAGCAGGAACTTACTATTGTACAGCAGTATCTGCTGTACATATAAATGTTAATCCTTCAGCAAGTTCAACATCTGCTGGAGAAGCTAAATTAAGGCTTCGGAATACTACTGCCGGTACTGATTTAATTGCTGGACATTCCATGTCTCATACAATTGGTAATGCTAATGCAGGATCACATCAGTCTGTATTAACAAATCATCTAGGATTGTCCGGAAGATTTACTTTAGCAGGATCTACAAATATAGAACTTCAGATGTGGACTGATGCTACTCTTGGAAATGCAACATTTACAGGAGGCGCTCCTATAAATGCCACTACAAATGAACTATACTCTGACATCCTAATTTGGAAGGTTGCATAATGGCTAAGATTAATTTAACAGACATTGCGTCCCTTACCAATGAACAATCTTTCATATCTACTTATAATGCTAACAATGCTGCTATAGAAACTGCATCAGATACTTTCTTATCTAGAACAGGCACTGCTCCTAATTCTATGGATGCAGATCTGGATATGGATTCTCACAGGATTATTAATCTTCCAGAAGCAGTTGAAGATACAGAACCTATTCGAAGAGGAGACTTTCTAGATCTAATTGAAGGTCTAGAAACTGGAGCTAACTTCGCAGAAGAAGCGGAACAGAGTGCCAACGAGGCAGCAGCCTCAGCGGCCGCTGCCGCATCTAGTGCGTCTTCTGCATCTACTTCTGCATCTAACGCTTCTACTTCAGCAAGTAACGCAGCTACTTCAGCTTCTAATGCTTCTACTAGTGCTACTACAGCTTCTTCAGCAGCAACAGCAGCGTCTTCAGCAGCTACTGCAGCAGCTAATAGTGCTACTGTAGTTGTTGGAGATAAGTATATATTTGATAATTCTACTTCTATGGCTGACCCTGGTTCAGGAGAGTTTAGATTTAATAATGCTACTCCTTCTTCAGCTACAGCTATAGCAATCAGTGCTAACTCTGCAGCTTCAGGTAATCCTGATATCTCAGATTGGATTGCAGCTTGGGATGACAGTTCTAATACCACAGCTAGAGGAACTCTTTTAATCAGAAAGATAGGCACTCCAGCTACTTGGGTTAAATTAATTATAACTGCAGTTACAGACAATACTTCTTGGTTACAGCTTACTGTATCTGGTGGAGCAGGTAACGGAACCTTCTCTAACGCAGACGAAGTTTCTATACAATTCTCTCGTACAGGAGATAAAGGACAAGACGGTTCACCAGGCGCAGGTTCAGGTGACGTAGTCGGTCCTGCTTCTTCTGTAGATAGCTCTATGGTAGAATTCAGCGGTACTTCAGGTAAGATAATCAAGGATGGTGGTGTTGTAGTAACTTCATTTGCTAAGACAGTTCTAGACGATACTTCAGCTTCTACTGCAAGAACTACTTTAGGAGTAGCTTACGGATTACAAACTGTAGGTGCAGCTGCAGGATCTCTGTTCCCTGCTACTACTAATGGTTGTGCAGCATTAGCCCAAGCAGAAACCACTACCAATAAGATTAATTACAAGTTCTTAGCATTTGATGCTTCTACTATAGAATATGCTTGGTGTGCAATACCTACTCCTAAATCTTATAATGCCTCTACATTAACAGCTAGAATTGTTTGGACACATCCTTCCACTAGCACCAACTTCGCAGTGGTCTGGGGGATTGAAATGTTCGCTGCTGCTAATGATGATGCTCTAGATACTGCTCTAGGAACTCTTGTAACTGTTACAGATACTGGAGGAACTACGCAAGACTTCTATACTTCAGATGCTTTCGCAGCTATTACTCCCAGTAATACTCCAGCTAAGCAAGATTGGTTGTTTATTAGGATTAGTAGGCAAGCTACAAACGGCTCAGATACTATGGCCGTAGACGCTCACCTTATAGGTGCAGAGTTCTATTATACTAACGATGCTAATAATGATACCTAATGCTTAAGGTAAATAATTTAACTGGATTAGGAGTATTGTTTCAGGAGGTAGAAAGTCCTCCTGGAGAAGGTATTGTTGTATTAGGTTCTAGTACTGCTGCAGGGTTCTCAGGTACTTCTATATCACACAGTTTTGATTGTCCTGCAACAACAGATTTCTTAATAGCATGTTTAACATGTTTCGGAATATCAAGTCCTAACTTTTCTTCTGTAGCTTGGAATAGTGTGGCTATGACGGAGGCAGTAACAGCTCTGGCCACTTCTTTTAGTTTTTTAGGAACTAGAGCTTCAATATTTTATCTTACAGCTCCTTCTACAGGAACATTTAACTTAACAGCATCAGTAGGAAATTCTATTGGAGCTGTTCAATTAATAGCTTGTAAGAATGTTCTTCAATCATCTTCTTTAGACGTAACAGGTACAGCAATAACTAACGACTCTGGAACTGTTTCTAAGACTGTTAATACAACTACAACGGTAGCTAATGCTATTAGAGTAGGTACTAGAGTATTAAACTTTGGTAGTAATGTTTCCTCTTCTTATACTCCAGGTACTGGAGTAACAGAAACTGGAGATATAGCTACAGATGGAAGTAACAATGGAAGATTCTTTGCAGGACATCATATAAGTTCATCTACTGGTTTATTTTCCTTTGAATGCTCTGGGACAAATGGAACCTCAGCTATCGGCGATGCAATGGCAGTAGCAGCTTTCAAAGGAGTTTAATATTAACAACGGAGACCAAGACCAATGGCAAGAATAGCAAAGAGTTTAGATACTCTTCGAAATCAATTTAATACTATGTATCCCAAGCGTAACAAATCAGCAGACGGTTGGATTGGGGATGCAAAGCATGCAGCTAGAGCTTCAGATCACAACCCCGACAGTAGGGGAGTGGTTAAAGCTCTGGACATTACGCACGATCCTAAGATTGGCTTAGACGCAGGCAAGTATGCTCGCATCATCGCATCCTCTAGAGATCCTAGAATTTCATATATTATTTCCAACAGCCAGATCTGCAGTTCTACAGTATCTCCGTGGAAATGGCGTAAGTATACAGGATCTAACCCACATCGAGCACATTTCCATGTCTCGGTAGTGAAGGATCCTAAACTGTACGATAGTACTAAACCATGGGCAATTGCACCTATCATAGCAACTACGCCCAATGTTGTTAAGGTTGTAAACATTCCTCAAGAACAGCCTAAAGCTTCCTTCTGGAGCTGGCTGACAAGTTTATTCAGGAGAAAGTAGTATGGCATCATTTTCAGATATTATTAGGTTAATACCTCTGCTCTTTTCAATTGCCCCTTAAATCAAGAAGTGGATTGATATTGGAGTTCCAATCATAGATGAACTTCAGAAGACCAAACCAGATCTTATTCCAGTTCTAGTAAAGGTAGGTAGTGAACTGTTCCCTTCTCTTAGTGATGAGATTAAGATCGTAGCTGCTGCTGCAGATGCTCTGTTCAATCCTAATGGAACTATGTGGTTACAACAGAGTTTGAACTATCTTATGAATGCTGGCTTAGAAGTTGATGGAGAATATGGTCCGTTGACTAAAGCTGCTGTAATGGAGTTCCAGAAGGCTAATCAACCTCAGTCTGGTCCTGTTGATGGTTGGGCAGGTCCTAAGACTTGTTTAGTTATCCGGGAAGCTCTCTCTAACAAGAAAGACTAAAGTTAGGCCCGGGCAACTGGGCCTTTCTTCAAGGAGATTAAATGAGATTAACTTTATTAGAGCTAGTACAGAACATCCTGTCTGCTATGGACTCGGATGAGGTTAACTCATTCTCCGAGACCGCAGAGTCACGTCAAGTAGCTCAAGTAGTAAGGACAGCATACTTCAATATAATGTCTAGGGCTAATCTGCCTGAGTTTAAGCAGATGATTCAGCTCGATCCTTCGGGAGACCTTACTAAGCCTGTCTTAATGTCTAGACCAAATAATGTAACTAGAATTGAATGGATTAAGTATAATAAGGAGACGGATGAAGATCCTAGAGATGCCTTTGAGTATGTTACCGTTGTTCCTGTAGATCAGTTCTTGGAGGTAACCAAGTTTGATACGGATCAGTCTAATGTAGATACTATGACTTTCAATGATGTTGTATGGTACTTTGAGAATGACCGTGCTCCTCAATACTGTACTTTTATTGATGATCATTACGTAATCTTTGATGCGTATGATTCAGAAGTAGATGCTACTTTGCAATCAAGTAAAACTTTGTGCTTTGGACAAGTAATGCCTGTGTTCGAGATGACTGATGATTATATTCCAGAAATGGATGAGCAGCAATTTCCTCTTCTTCTAAATGAAGCTAAGGCGTTGGCTTTCTTCGAACTTAAGCAAATGCCTCATGAGAAGGCGGAGCGAGAAGCACGTAGACAATGGGTAACTCTGCAGAGAACTAAGGATGTTCCTAAGCCAGTTTACTTAGACCAATTTCCTAACTATGGACGTAAGGTATAATGCTAAACTTTAATATAGATGATTCTAAGATGCGTAAGACAGATCGTATCTTAGTTATAAAAGCTAAAGAAGGTATGAAGCCTTTAGGAAATACTGGACTAGCAGATCCTAGGTTGTTCAAAGGAGATAATGTGCTTCATGCTGTTATGGATGAAGCTACTTGCATGTGGTATATGAAGTACGATAAAGGAGTAGTTCCTAGTGTTTTAAAGGGTAAGTATACTAATTTCGAAAAGTTATTCAATGACGCCAAGAATTACTTTGAGAAGAGAAATCTTGAGATTGTCGAAGTAAAAGATTAATGCCTCGTTCTAATAATATCAAAGTCCAGAATAACTTCAGTAAGGGCTTAATTACTGAAGCTACTGGATTGTCTTTTCCAGAGGATGCTTGTACTGAGACTGATAACTGTGTCTTTGAACCTTTTGGTGTTGCAAGACGTCGTCTAGGTTTTGACTTAGAGCATCAGTTCGAAGAGTTCACACAAGATCTGTCTGGTATGGTTGTTGTAACTTATTTATGGAAAGACGTAGCAAGTAACGGTGAATTAATCTTCGTAGTGGTACAGATGGGGGATACTCTACATTTCTATAAGGTAGAGGAAGGCTCTTTGTCTGGTGCTAAACATAGTAATACTATTGATCTTACAGACTTTGCTCCAGGTGGTATAACAACAGTAGCAGAGCTGGAGTGTCAATTCTCTTCCGGTAATGGGCTGCTATTTGTAACCAATCGTAGATTGAATACCTTCTATGTAGAGTACGATTTGGATGGAGATACTTTCTCTGCAACTGCTATTGATATACAGATCAGGGATACTGAAGGAGATCGTGCAGATGATCTAGATGTAGATGAACGTCCAGCAGTAGCGGAAGGAGGTCTTTCTTCTGCTCATAGGTATAATCTAGAAAACCAGGGATGGACTGATGCTAATATAAGTGCTTGGGACACTGCTAGAACAGACATGCCTTCAAATGCAGATGTCTCTTGGTATTTTAAGAATGCTGATAATGAGTTTGCTTTTAGTACAGTAGATCATAGGTTTGTAGGTAACTCTAGGGCTCCTAGAGGGCATTTTATCTATAGTATTTATAATATTAATAGAACAGCTAACTCAGGTTTTACAGACGATGTCATCCAATTCGATAGAGTTACTACATCTGCGTTCCACGCAGGCAGAGTCTTCTATGCAGGTCTTAAGTCTGAACGACAGAATTCTAAGATATTCTTCTCGCAACTTGTTGAGGAGAAATCCCAGTATGGTAAGTGTTACCAGATAAACGACCCTACATCAGAGAGATTATTTGATCTTTTACCATCAGATGGTGGTGTAATAGACATCATTGGCGCAGGAGAAGTCCTTAAAATGATGTCCACTCTGAATTCTTTGATGGTGTTCTGTAGTAATGGTGTATGGGCTATTACAGGATCACAGGGAATAGGTTTCACAGCATCTGACTACTCTGTTAATAAAATATCTGCTGTAGCTAACATATCTCATCATAGTTTTGTAGATGTGGAAGGAACTCCTTTCTGGTGGAATCTAGAGGGCATTTATACACTTACATTAGATCCACAATCTAATGCAATGCGTGTTGTGTCTATTACAGATCCAACCATAAGAACCTTCTTCTTAGATCTTCCTAGCGAGAGTAAGCAATACGCTAGAGGCGTATACGACCAGTTTACTAAAAGAGTGCAGTGGATATTTAGATCTACAGAAGCACCTAGTTTCAATGAACGCTATGTATATGATCGTTTACTTAATTATGATATAATTAGTAAAGCATTTTATCCCTGGTCTATGAACTCAGACAATGTAAAGATCAGAGGTATAACCAATGTATTTGGTTCCGCAGGTGAGTTCGTTAACAGTCAAGTAGTACGTGGAGCAGATATAGTAGTTAGGGGAAGTGATAACGTTGTAGCCTTCATTGCAGATAGTATATCTACTACTATAAGTGTTATTAAATATCTTGTATCTTATAACGATGGAGCTAATAGAGTAACCTTTGCAGAAAATAATGATGAGACGTATTTAGATTGGGGTTCTTTTGACGAGGGTGAAGAATACGACAGTTATTTCGTTACTGGCTACATAGTTAGGGGAGGAGCTATACGTAAGTTTCAACAGAATTACATTAATGTGATCTCTGAAAATGATGTAGATTCTTCTTATAAGATACGTGGTCAATGGAATTATTCTGTAGCTGCAGACACTGGTAAGTGGTCCACTGCGCAGGTATTTAATATATTTGCAGATAGCTTTCAGTATAAACCTAATAGGATTAAGTTACGAGGACATGGATTAGCCTGTCAATTTAGAATAGAAAATAATAGTAACAATCCATTCAACTTAATAGGATGGTCTGTCTTTGAGACAGGTAATCAGTGGATATAAATAAATGGTACTTCCTCTTGTAATAGGCGCAGCAGCAGTAGGTGTAGGTTTACAAGCTGTTGGTGCATATAATTCGTATGAAGCAGCTAAAGATCAAGCAGAAGCTTCTAAGCAAGCTGCAGCAGCTTCTATGCGTATTGCAGGATTTGAGAGAGACATAGAAGCTAAGAAATTTCGTGCAATGGAATTAGACGCTAGTAGAAGGTCTTTAGAACAAGTAAGGCAAGCTCAACGTGCTAGAGCTTTAGCTCTTAGTATAGGCACGGCTCAAGGAGCTGGTAAAGGATCTGGTTTAGAAGGAGCTTTTGGACAGATCTCTGGACAATCAGGAGTAAATCAACTAGGTATTTTTCAGAACTTAGAGTTAGGTAGAAATATCTTTGATCTTAATGCTCAGATATCTCAGCAAAAGATGTTCATAGCAGATGCACAAGGCAGAGCTGCTGATGCAGGTACACAAGCTGCACTAGGAGCAGGACTTAGTTCTGTTGGTAGTTCGTTGATTAATGTGGCTGGCATGTTTAAATAATGGCTTATAGTGATCCCTATGGTCTTCAACTAGATCCTGCTGAACTTCCGTTCGAGCCGTTAAACCTACAAGTTACGGCAGAGCCTGAAGCCGATACTTTACCTATTCCTCCAGAAATAGCTGGTATACGTGCGTTCAAAGCTAAGACAGGAGGTACTCTAGCAGAGAGAACTACTGAAGATGTTTATAATTCAATCATGTCTGGTCAAGAAGATGCTCTTCGTAATGAAGCAGCAGCTAGAATAGATCATAAGAAGTCTATTGCTCGTGAAGACATGATTACTAAGATTATGAAAGACCTTCGTGCTAAGAACATACCTGTAGACAGAGATATATTACAAAAGATACGTGATATGGTCTCAGAGCAGGGATATGATACCGTAACAGATCCAAGTATGGTATTTGAAGAACACTATAGTAATGAATATTTTAAATCTTTAAAAGCTAGAGGAGCTACCGTAGGTTCTGTTATAGAAGAAGCTGAAAAGGAAGCTCCTAAGGATTTAGAAGCTGTATTCAAAGCTGGTACAAGTATTAAGACTAGACAAGAGTATATTAATACTCAGTTAGAGAATGTCCAAGTAGAGCTTAATCTTCAAAGTACTTTTGGTTGGTTGGTAGATCAAGCTAAAATGTTGTCTCAAATATACCAAGAGGTTAAGCTTCGTAGTTTAGCAGAGACAGGGTTCTTTTCACAATTTGGTTTAGGTAATAGTTTAGACGAACAGGCTAAGAACCTATTCACTATGCCTGTTACGCAGTTTAAAGCTACTATTGATGGAGTAACAGAAAAGCTTAAGCAGGATAATCCTACTTTAGCTATGTTCTGGTTACAATCGATGAATAAGATGTCTAATAGTGACGTATTCCTTAATAACGTATTCTCAGGTCTTGCTTTAACAGGAGCTGTTACTATAGGAAAAGTAGCTAAGGGACTAGCAGCCAGAAGCGCAGCTATTACTGAAGCTAAGGTAGCTGCTAAGGATATGCTTAAGGCTGGAGATACTATTACTGATCCTAAAGTAGCTGCAGCAGAAGGTTCAGGAGATGCTGCTAGATCTGCAGTACTAACTTCATCTAAAAGAGTGTTCAACAGTTCTCAAGGTAAATCTAATCCTACTAAAGAGGCTGTAGAGGATCTACAAGGACATCTAAGAACCGATGCAGCTAATATGATTGCAGATGAGGGAGTAGGAGTCCTTGGTAGAGAAGTAGCTAATAGAATAGCAGAACGTATAGGAGTCTTTGGTGAGAAGCTTATGGGAGTTGTGTCTAATGTAATGAAAGTAGACCGTATTCCTGGTATTCTAGCTTCTGAGAAAGCAGTTAAGATAATCCAAGAGGGTATTAAAACTGACTATAAAGGATCTACTGTTCTAGAGATATCTAAACCAATTAGAAACAGAGTAACTAATACTTACTCTGTTGATGTAGCTATCGTAGACTCTACTGGAGAATTATTTACTTCTGGTGAAAAGGCTAAGAATTATGCAGAGTTCATTCGTCTTGCTCCTAGTAGATATGAAGCAGTAATAACAGACATAGGTCCTGGTCGTAAGTATTTAGGAGCAGGGTATACAGTAGAACAAGCTGGAGCAGGTTTTTACATCAAGGTTAATAGAAACTTAGATGAGACCTCGGATATTATCCGAGATATGCTAATTGAGACTAAGGAAACTAAGTCTCCAGACAGTAAGTTAGATAAATACTTTGGTTGGTTGACCAAGTTTAGAACGCCTGACGAGGTCCTATCAGAGGTTGCTAGAGAGAACCGTAAAGTTGCTACTTACACCCCTTCTGTAGTAATGAAACTCTTCAAAGAAGAGGCAGAAGATATTAAGAATATAGCCCCTAAACTTCTTCCATTTACAACTAAGAGTAAGATGTGGAAAGAGTGGAAGAGGGCTGTAGAGCACTCCAAACAAGCTGTAGACCCTAATACAAATCAACCAGGATATTTCTTTCAGAACTTAGTTGATCTAGAACACTTCTACCAGAACTCTTTTAAGCGTAATCCTACTGAATCAGAAGCTAAAGCATACTTCTCGTTCGTAAGATTAGTAGAAGCTGACCGTATTCTTCGTGAAGTAGCTGTCTATCGTAATAAAGCCAGGTTAGGGGCAGAGCAGTTTAATCTTCGTTTAATAGACGAGAAGGGAGGTATTGAATATAGTCCTTCCTTTGAAGGTGTATTACGTAAGTCTATGCCTGGAGGAGATCAAGTAAGCACAGTTCTTGTCACAGATACTCACCGCGGGGTTGAGAAGCTTTACACAGCTGGAGAAATACCTACTGCGGAACTAAAAGAGCTTGAGCGTAGGGTGAAGTCTGGAGAGCTCAGAGTAGTAGAAATCTACGATCCTGAACTACGTCCTCTAAAGAACTTTGGTACAGTAGGAGAAGCAAGAGTACGTTATGTAGTGTCTCCTAGTTTGGAGTCTAGACCTCTAAATTACAATGTCATTCCTAGAAGGGGTGGAGGACACTTTGAGTATGATTACGACTTCTACATTAAACAGGCCCGTGTTAAGCCAGAGAGCGTCGGTGGGACGTTTAAACATTGGTATGAAGGTGATACTACCATAATGCCAATCATGGTACGTAGCATGGGCATAGACGTAGCTAATAAGTTAGACGAAGTACGTAAGTTCCTAAAAGATGGACGTATAGACGCTGCTCAAGAGTTTGCTAAGAAAAATCTGCCTATAGAATGGGATAAATTACATAGTTGGTTTAAGCCTAGTAGAGATCATATGGGACAGCCCGTAGCTCCTAGACTTAGTTTAGAAGAGCCTATTCAGGTCGTAGAAAAGGATAAATTCATTGTACAGACCGACAATACATTGGCCCAAAGGTATACAGGACGTAAGAAAGATACCGGAGAATTGGCATCTACTTTCTATGATGGTACACGACAAGGATCCCTTGCCAGGCAGCACCAAGTACAGTTTGTCGGAGAACGCGACGCGCATGAGTTATTTACGTTTAAGGATGTAGGTACTAGACACAATCCTTTATATGAAAGTACTCCTGTCAAATTCATAGATCCTATTAGTTCTATTAATAGGGCCATTACTAAGATTACTCATAGTACGTTCTTAGATGATTATAAGATCTTTTCTGTAGAGCACTGGCTTAGAGAAGCTGCACGTTGGCTTAAGCCACAAGGTACAGGAAACATAGAGAATGAAATACGTCATTCTCCTTTCTATTATTTTAATAAAGGTGAGTTGCTTAAAGATACTCCATCTGAGATAGCAGATAAATTAGAAGCTAGTAGATTCCAGATCAATCAGTTAATGGGACATAAATCTACTATAGATACTTGGCTACACTCTACATCTCAGAAATTAGTAGATAGTCTTTACGGTACTATTGGTCCTAAAGCTTTAGTATTAGAACCACATATAGATAAGATCAAAGATCCTTTAGGAGCTATTAGAGCTATTACCTTTCATGCTAAGTTAGGTTTGTTCAATTTACCTCAGCTCTTAGTTCAGCTACAAACTTATTCAACTATATTAGGTGTTGCTGGTTCTAGGTACGCAGTACCAGGAGCTAAGGCTGCCTTATTACATAGGTTTGTAAGGGCTAATGATGTCACTCTAGATAAATTAGACGATATGGCTACTAAGACCATTATTCCTGGTATGTCTAAGTGGAAGCCTGGTGAGTTCAGAGAAGCTTACCAAATGATGGATCGTAATGGCTTTGGTAATGTCGCTGGTGAATACGCCATGCAAGACAACACCTTTAATGGTAAAATAATTAACTCTACTTGGGGAGCAATCCTAGACGCTGGCACTCTTTTCTTCAGGGAAGGTGAGCGAGGTATTAGACACGCAGCTTTCTATACAGCTTACAGAGAGTTTAGAGACAAGTTTCCAACAGGACGCATAACTGAACGTGCTGAGAAAGATATACTACGTAGAGCAGATGATTTATCTGTGAACATGTCTAGAGCTAGTAGCTCAGCCTTACACCAAGGATTACTATCCATTCCATCTCAGTTCTTGTCATATCAACTTAGGACAATGGAACTATTTCTTGGTAAGAGATTAACACATACTGAGCGTGCAAGGCTCCTAGGTACCTACATGGTTATGTATGGTGCTCCCACTTCTTTAGGGCTTACTGGATTTCCCTTTGGAGATTACATACGTAAGTCAGCTATGGAAGAGAACATAGCTGGTAGACCTTATGTTCCTGGTGATGATTTACTAGAGACAACTATGATGGAAGGCGTTCCTGCTTTGATCTTAGCTCTGATCACAGGGCAAGGTAGTCCTAGAAAAGGTTACTGGTATAACATTAGTGACCGTTATGGTGTCCAAGGCTTTGAACTTCTACGTGAAATCTTACGTTCTGACAAAGGTATGTGGGAGATTATTGGTGGCGCAGCCTTCAGCACTCTTAAAGGAGCTTATGAGAAATCAGACGGTATGTGGAATGCTATGATATCCTTTATTAGAGATGATGGTAAGCATTATCCACTAAAGGTAGAAGACTTCATAGATCCTCTGAGAGAAATCTCTACAATCAATAATGCATGGAGACTATGGGGAGCAGTTAATACTCTTAAATGGCTATCTAAGAAAGATGAGTTCTTAGGTAATACTACTGTTGCCAATGCTATATTCATGACCGCAACAGGCCTACAGACCACAGACATAGCAGATATGCATCTATTGTCCCAGTCAATTAAAGATAAGAAAGAGGGAGAGAAATACGCAGAGAAGCAGTTTATGCAAGACTTCAGACGTGGTCTACAAGCTCTGTATGATGGAAATCTTGAACAACATAAGAAGTTCATGGCCCGTTCATCCGCACTACTTAAAATAGTTGATTACCCACAAGATAAAATACCTGGTCTGATATCTCAAGCGTCCAAGACTTATGAATCTTTACGTGAGAGAATTGATTGGAGCTTCTTCATAGCTGATGCTCCAGACAAGGCTAGAGAAGAAAGAGCTAAGTCATTCCGGCGTAAACTAGAATTAGAACAAGGTCGTAAATAATGGTAGACTACCCTCGTTTAAATCCCAGTAGTGATCCTAACTACCTTAAATATTCCAGTCCAATATCTCAGCCATCCGCACACGACGCAGATAAGTCAGCTGGAGTATTGTTTCAGGGAATAGGTAATGTAGTCCAAGGAGTTGCTACTGCATATAAGACAGTAACTGAAGCTCAGATCAAAGACCAAGCTCGTAAGACCTATGAGCCTATGATGGATGAGAACATAAAACAGTTAGAACAGGCTAAAGAACTTGTAACTGGAACTCAGACATCTGCATTCGAAGCTCCTGAAGCTGGTACTGTTACTGCAGAACCTACAGACATTTCAGCAGCTAAGAAACTAGATGTATTGTCTACTTCTGTAGAGAAAGCAGTACCAGAAGATCTAGAGATGGCTGCTCGTGACTTTGAACTGTTCAAGAATGCTAGAAAGAATAATAAGATATCCCTTACTGATTATAAACGTAGAGTATGGCAAAAGGCTAAAGAACTAAGGGCGCAGTTCCCTGGGTTTGAAGATTATGTAGATGCTCAGACATCCAAGATCACTGGAATGGATCCTGCTAATGCTTATATGACCTCTCTTTTAGGAGACATTAATGCAAGTCTAACTAGTTCTAAGAATGAAGTAGACAAGACTATTACTATGCTTAGACAAGATCTTGGTAAGCATAAGGATGTTCCTGATATCATAGAAGGAGTACGTACTGGTAAATATAGTCCTTCATATGCAGAGAACTTCTCTAATAAAATAAGAGCTCTAGAATATAATCTTAAGGTAAGAAATGCAGCTGCTGATGTAACCAAAGCTGAGAAAGCAATAGATGCAGATGTAGCTAAAGATGATGCTAATTATACAGCTAAGAATATATTAGCTCAGTCTTTTGAGAGCTTCGAACGTAAGCAAGGATTTACTACACCTGAAGATGTAAAAAAATACGTACACGAAGTTCAGAATGGTATTCGTCCGCCACCTACCTCAGAACAAGCTTTAGAGCTTGGTTTACAAGTACAGGCTATGAGAGAAGAGGCTAGAACTTCTTTAGAAGAGATGCTGTGGAAGAAAGATAAGCAAGGAAGGTCCCTAGCAGTGCGGTTAGGAGGCAGAGAAGCAACTAATCAATTTATTGAGAGTTGGCTTAAACCTTATGACTTACTTGCACGTAGTTTTACTAAAGAAACCATTCATTTACAAAGCTTAGCTTCTGACAGAGTTAAGGCTATCGTAGATGATGCTAAAGCTAATCTATTAGGTAAGAGCTCTGACATGAGAGATTACTTAGCGCATATTACTGCATTAGAGGCTTTAGGACCTCAGTTCTCTCAGAAATTCTTCACCAATCAACTTATGGAAGGTGTAGGAGGTAAATGGGATGAATTCATGAAGAGTGGTAAGATGAAACTTGCTACTCAACTAGATCTGCGTAGAGGTATACCCACTACTGTAAATAAACTTATGGAAAATGCAGAAGTCGAGGGGGCTTCTAAAGCAGTACAGGAGAAACTGGCTACTAACTATACTAGAGTCATTGAAGACATAGCTACACCTACATCATCTAGCAATCCTATTGATTATAAGAAGAACTTAGCTATTGCAGCATTCCATCCAGATAACTGGGATATGATCAATAAGTTCAGTGAGTCTGGATTAGATAGACGTGGTAACAAAGTATATAATAGGGTAGCTCTATTCAATAGATACACTACTCCTGACTTCGTAAAGGGTATGGCTGAAATAGGTAATAGTCCTGGTGGTGCAGAGCACTTCAAGAATTATAAGAATTGGGTAGAGAATACTAGTAAATCTCTGATTCGTAGAGAAGTAGAACAGTTAGGTGCAATGCCTCCTGGCGGTATCCTGTTACGTTGGGATTCAGATAGCCGTAGACTTATAGCAGATGAAGATCCTAGAGCTGTACCTGGTATCAGCGGAACTCCAGGACATATTATGAGACAGGTAAGAGGTCAAGTGGCTAGAGTTAACTCTGTGCTATCCTCTATGGGTAACATTGCTGAAGGTGCTAATATGGATGCAGAAGCTTATATGTTAGAGATATTACAAGACTGGAACTTCGCTCCAATGTCTCCTACAGCCAGTTTAGATAGGCCAGTATTAACAGGATTACCAGAACAATTGCACCAAGCAATCACATCATCTAGGGCTACAAATCTCTTAAATAGAGAGCAAGAGAAAGCTAAAGGTAAGAAGTACAAGGATAATTTACAGTAATGCCTATTGGAACTGGCACTGGCCAGACCTATGAAACAGAGTATGATTATCAACAGGCTAAGTTTCCCAAATCTATTCCAGAGGAAACTGAAGAAGCTTCTATATTAAAGGGAGATCAGTTAGAGTTCAGCTCTAGAGATAAGTCTCCTGTAGAGACCTATGAAGAGATGGTATCTACTGGGGGAGTACTCACCAAGAAAGCCATTAAGGCCGCAGCACCGAACCTAACGTCACTTATACAAGGAAAGCCTCCAGTTCCTATCATCAGGCCTGAGGACGTTCCTGTAGGCTCTAAAATACCTTCTGTCGAAGATACCAGGGTATTAGGTGCCGCTGGTGAAATTGCCAATGTGGTATCTGAATTCATTGGTGGGCCAGGTGGCGGTGCTAAAGGATTAAGTACTGCTGTCTTTGGTGGTATAGGAGCTATGACAGCTCAAAAAGGTCTGTTAAAAGAAGCTTTCAAAATGCTTCGTAAAGGGAAGGATCCTGATGAAGTATTCAGAAGAACTGGATGGTGGAGAGCTCCAGATGGTAAAATGAGATTTGAGATCTCAGACGAAGGTCTTAAATATTCAAAGTTACCAGAAGAAGGAGCTTACATTCATCCAGACACCGGTAAACCAGCATTCAATGATCCTAATTTTGCTCCTAATTATTTAAAAGACGGCGGTTATGTCTGGGAAGGTAAATTATCTGATGTAATAGAACATGATAAACTATTCGAGGCGTACCCTCAATTAAGGAATCTCCGAGTTCAGTTTGGAGCCTCTAGCAATGAAATTCGCCCTGGTACTATTAATGCTGTTTATTATCCTCCAGTTGGAAAATATGGACAAGCTATGATTGTTATCCAAGATAATCCTATAGGAGGCAAATTAAATAAAAGACATATTGAAAGCCTTCTTCATGAAGTACAGCATGCAATACAAGATATAGAAGGATTTGTAACTGGAGCTAATTTTGGTTCATCTTTAGAAATGACTTTGATGAATTTGGCTAGAGTGCAAAAGGGAGCTAAACCAGGCTCTGATTTAGATAAGAAAATCTCTGCTGCTGTAAGTTTACTTAGAGATGTAGAAAAGAATCCAGAATGGATAAAAAGTCTTAATTTGAAAGTTTACCAAGGTCAATTAGGAGAGGTTGAGGCTAGAAATGTTTCTAGACGTTGGATGGACTCTCCAGAATTCAAACCTCCTGGTATGGGAGATGCAAGAGCGACAGATTATGTTCCTCGGGAAACAGAGGATGTTCCCCGTAACTTACAAGCTAACTTTACAGGAGAGCCAAGTATACCTATAGAAGCAGCGCAGATGCGTAAACTTAGAGAAATAGAAACAGACCCTGACATAGCTACTAAAAAGATTGGTGAAACTTTAAAAGCTATGGACAGAGCAGAAATAGCAGAAGATGAATTAGCTAAATATTTGGCAACCAAGCTTGCTGGAGAAACAGAAAAGGAAGTGTTTACTTTAGCTATGAAAGCTAGGTACGGCAATAAAAAGATAGAGCCTAATGAGTTATTAGAAATCTTAATGAAAGGCAACAAATACAGAAAATAAGACCTTATTTTACCATCAGGACAAAAATAAGACCCCCTAAGCATTGAGCCTAGGGGGTCTTTTAGTTGGTCAGGAGCCTGGCCGGCTTCAGGTAGGTCCGCCGAAAACCTGTGCCGGTTCTTACTTATCCCCCGCCGTTAGCTGAGGGTAGCTTCGATCTCTTGCAGTTTCGCAAGAGCATCCTTCGGATCCAGAACATTGATCGCATCGTACGCAGGCTGCAACTTCTTCTCTAGAAGTTTAAAAGCCTTTTCGTAGCCTTCCTCATCCGCAAGATTCTTTGGATCGCGGAAAGAAATGCTTCGACAGATATTCCACGGATCGTAGTAGAAACTGTCGTCCCCGTCTTTCACAGTCTCACTGGCCTTTATTGCTCTCTTGGAGAGCACATACTTGCCGTCCAGAATTCTCTGAACGAACTGCTTCATCGTAGTCGGTGTCTCATCGTCATCTAGAAAGAACTGCTTGCGAAGCTTGTGCTTTTCCCTGTATAGAATTTCCGAGTAACGATCGCTCAGATATGATCGTTCATCTTCGAAATCGTCGTACATTTTCTGTTCCTTTTTCTTATTGCCCCCATCTTTCTTTGGGAGAGGGTTAACACATTCCACTTTGACAGGAATGTTCAAACTCTGGCTTGTACTTGTATCTGTTACACGTGCTTTATATGTAAACACAGCAAACTCCGTTGGTGTTAAAAATAGGTAAAGGGCCCCACTAGGAGGCCCTTTTTTCTTGAAGGCGGTAGTCATGATCTTAGTTCAGAACGGGGCTAGCCTCGTCCTTATTCTCCTTCTCTTCGTCGGTGAAGAGGTCGTCGAACTGTACGAACTCTCCGTCCTCATCGACTGAGGATAAGAGCTTCTCAAGATTGACCGCCTGAGGAGTAGGCGTAACCAATCCTTCATTCGTCTCCACATTCATCATCTTCTCCTTGTTCTTTGTCTTTCTTTCCTTTAGGAGAGTTGTCTTTAATGAAGCTGTTGAACCACTGTCTATTGGCAACAGCTCCGTTAGCTAAGCCATCATGCTCGTATAAACTGTTATCTTTACCCATATGTTAAGTCCGCTTAGGCTGCATTCTCCGATTTGCTGTCCTACTAATAACCCTAGTTGGCACCCTCTTAAGACGCCCAGTTCTGTTGCTTCCGACGTGGTGCACTTCTTTGTCATCGCCCTTACGTACGCGCCCCTCACGTTCTGCAGTACGTCTAGCCCGATTACGATCCGCTCTCCGCTTCTTCTGCTCAGGAGTCCCGTGGTATTCATCGTACTCCCTCCTGTAGTTTCTCCTAGCTCTTGCCATTGTGATTAATTACTTTCACCTCCTGCTCTTTAATGTATTGAATGTTAATCGGATATACGCCATCTTTTAGTTCGCCAATCTCCAAAGACACCACGTCTTCGTTATCTCTTAATTTCTTAAAGTTACGCAAGAACAGTTCGATCTGAGCCTTCAAGTTAGCTTCAGAAATAGCAGTCTGTAGGTTACGGTGTTCGTTCCCATTCACGAACTGCATCTCGCGTCTCCTCTTCCTTCTGGCGCTCCCGTTGGAGCTGCCGTAAGACACGTGCTTCTCTTCCCGTCTTCTGGACAAATGAATTCTTCTTTCTTAACAGCCTACGCTGCTCTCTATCTTTTGGATGCTTAACCATCTAAATCAATAGGTTTTGGGTTAGGGATTTCAATATACTCATGACGTAGCAATATCTCCACTACGTCTTCTTCTGTAAGTTCATTCAGTTCAAGTATCTCCGTTAAGGAGTAGGTTTGAAGAACTCTTTCTATGTTAGATATGTAAACCAATTATTGCTAGTACTGCTACTGTAACAGGGACAGATATTACTATGCCCCAGAACAAACCTACGTACACTCCTGTTTTAACTTCTCTTTCGATGTCTTCTGGATAAACTCTGACGCTTCCGTCTTCTTCCATTGTAACCACTCCTTCGGTATTTTCCCTACCGACCAAGGTATTCTGTGTTTCTCCGCCCATGTAATGTTGCGCTTATTAGCTGAATAAAACACAATACGTAAGTCGATGGTGGGATGTAGCTTTTTAACAGCTACTAGTTTAGCCTTGTGCTCAGGTCTTAGATACCCTTTACACTCAATATATACCTTGCCCATAGGTGTAGACACCACAAAATCAGGAATGTAGTGCCTAGCCAGTAAGTAAGGTATTCGTTCAGATTCATATGTGAACTTCGCCTTAGCTCTTCTAAGTTGCTTAGAAATAGCTTGTTCGAATTTGTTTCTTAATCTCTTCACTTATAGTTGCTGGCTCGCCTAAATGGTAGATACTGTTTAATGTTTCAATGGTATTGTTAATTTCATCGTAATTGATTACAGCCGAGGTACGGGTGAAAGACAGTTTGGAAGGGTAGCTCTTCTCTTTGATTCTACCTAATACAACAAAACCTAGGGTAGGCTCTTTGAGGTTACGTTCATATTTAGAACGGTCGAACTCTACCTTAAACCATCCATCCAAAGTACCCTTGAACGGCTTCATATCTAGCTCCCATTGTACACTATATTGCCAAATCTGTCAATTGTTCTTCTTAATATACTCTTCTTCGTGGCAAGGCTTGCTTTTTCCATCACAAGGATGGTAAGGCCATCCACAAGGACATTTAAGCAAGTATTTTACCCTCCCTATTAATCTCCGGGACGTCTGGCTTCTTCTCAACCTTCGATAAGTATACTGGCCCTTCCGAGTACAAGAAGGTTCTGAGTAGAGGAAAGCAGCAATGTTTATAAACTGAATAAGAAGCTTTTGTGCCAAGTCTGATATTTCCGCTCTTTCCGAACGGTTCAGTCTCGCATTCGCAAGGCGGCGGAGCATCCAGACTAACGATCTCCTTGTATTGTTTAATACGTTCTCTGATGGCTTTTTCTCGGACGATGTGCTCATATAACACCATGTGTCCTAGTTGTTTGTCTATAGCTAGTATGTACCCTTTGTCTTTTACACGAACCAAAGGGTCTTCACGGCTAGCCACCACGTACCCGTCAAGCTGGTCCAGATACCCAAAGCTGTCGCTTTGCTTAATGCTGCCGTCTTTGAACTTGATAAGGTTCCTGCTACTACTAGATTTGACATCAACCACGCACCCGTCGATAACGCAATCCCTATGCCCGGTGATACCATCCAGCTTAAGTTCATCTTGCTCTCCCTCTACTGTATGTCCAGCAGCCCTTGCAAGTGTTAATACTAAGGCTTCAAGGATATGACCGTAGCCATATTTAATGGATGCCCAGGGAGGCAAAGCTTCCGCAGCCTCTGGATTATTAACGGAGTACCATAGAGCCTTGGGGCACTGCGACCCCATTCTAGATAGTCTAAGTGTTCCTCTTCTAGGTTCTTTACTAAAGTGGGTTTGCATCCGCCTACTAATATCAGCGGAAAGGTAGGTGGCAAGAGTATCATCTAGCCAATTATCCTCTGAACTAACGGTGGCGTATATGTCCGCCACCAATGTATTGATCTGTTTCATTTCAAGTTCTGTAATAATACTTCCTTCAGGAGAGTAAGGCTCCCTAGCCATGCTGCCAATGTTATTGGGCCTACTATTGGCCCCAGTGCTGTGAGTAGTAGAAATACCTGCCACGTATTGAACACCTTCTTGTTCAATGCAAACTCAGGCTTATGATCTTTCTTGTTCTTCCTCTCCTCTTCCTCTCGTTTCCTTTCCTTGGCTTCTTCCTGTCGTCGTAGAGCTTTCGTAATCTTCAGGAAGCCCTCGTATGGGTCAGGAGGAGGGGGAGGCATTCCGTAGTAGTAATTGTACGGGTAATGCTTAGGCATTATTCTTCTCCCCGTCGTTATTGATTAACTATTATCAAAGGGCGACCTTTCGGCCGCCGGTTAATGTTAAGGAGGTTGCTGGATTTGAGAAAAGTTCTTCTGCATGTGGTTGCCTCCTTTCGTTAGAATGGATGCTTCCTGTTCTGCAAGAAGTGTTACTGGTGTCGCTAGCGGCAATAACACCACCCGAGTAGCGACTGGGCCTAGGACTAGTCGGCCACCATCCTCCGTATAACCCATTCCCTAGTTCATCACTTTGGGACGGACTATGCAGAACCATGCCATTCATCCTCCTATATCCCTAGTTCTCCAGTTCAATAGGAAGATCAGCCATCGTACTCTTGTCATCTATGCAACTCTTGGTTGCATTTCATCCCCGGTTTCATAGACGCTGGCTAATGAGACCAGTGGGGAAGGCGAATACGACTCATTCCGCCATTCCAGCGTGGGAGTAACCTGTCTCAGAAACAGGTATATTCACTACCCAACGAGTAGCGCTCTCAGACACAACAGTTGTCCCAGTGGGACACTAATGGCGGTTCAAGACGACGCTCTTACTTTCCTCCGTACCGGCAATGCAACCTTACAGAGAGGACGTCAACCCTCTATGCACGGTTTTCACACCGCAACCGTCCGCTAGTCATTCCACCTCTACCTCAGTATACTGTTATGCTACCACGGGTAAATGAACCCGCCAGGATATCCCTGGTTAGCCCTAGGACAGCTAGGGCAGGCATCGAACCTACAGTTCAGTATACGGGGACTTTCAACCCATCCATACTAATGGCAGGGACCTGTTGACCCGGTAGGGAATCGCACCCTAATGAGCGATGGCAGTCCAAGGTGGGACCATTTCCGGTGCACTGATGGATTGCATCACGTCAGGTAATGGTCGGAGTACTGTGCCTCTTGTGGAGACAGGAGACCCGCCTTGTTGCTTATAGACACACCGTCACCAGATATGTCTACGTCTTCTGTTTGCCTATATCGTAGTATTTCTCTACGTGACCCGGAACACCGTCCCATTTGCTCACTACTAGGGCATTGGCCGCCCGTTGGCCTGTTGCTGGCTGATCTCGTCTGCCACCGGATGGGCGTGTTCGGTACAGTCCTACTTCCACTTCTTTTAGCCTCCAGGAGTGGTCCGGGATTTTACTACCCTCGGTAGTTGCTGTTGATTTCCGGCATTTGTTCCGGAAGATCAACAGGATTATGCGCTCACCTTTGGACAGGAGCGCACCTATAGCGCAGATGGATCGCAACTCCATCGTCTCCCTACCCACGCTAATCTGGCGTGTGGTGTCCTGAACCAGGAGATCTGTCAGTCCTGGCCGTCATGCGTTTCTGGACGATGCGCTAAATCTGTAAATCGTCTTCAGGCCTTGGAGCGTATCTGTCCTTCAAGGCTGGATTGTCCTTGTTGAACAAGGTTGGCTCCATGCCCTCTGAGAATTCATTCAATGGGCGTAAATCTTCCGTGATCACAGGAGCGCTATCCCTACGCATCCTGTGGGTAGCCATGTATACGTATACCTCTGAGATCGTGTTGTTGCTCTTCAATAAGTTCTCCGCCCAATCCAAAGCTTCCATGTATGTAGCGAATTTAGTGCTACGGTTATGGTTGTTACCTAAGGCTACGTAATGCCTTGCTTTAGGATTGATCGTAGGTCCATCCTTCTTCTTCGATTTGAACGGAGGATCTATACGATCCATGTCGTTCCCAACAGGATTCTCAGCCATGACTACCTCACTGGACGGTTGGGATAAGGAGACATCAGTCTGGCCTCTTTGTATGAACTCGCAGGAGGCCACTTCCGCGATCTGTTTAACTTCTGGTATTTCTTCATCACTCCTCCTAGTTTGATAAGGGCGCGTCCCGCTATGGGAATTATGGCTTTCGCCTTTTTTAATACCGCTAGGATACGTTCTGATCCTACGTCGTGCCCTTAGTACTACGACCACTGAGGAGGAGCATCAGGCAGACCCTTCTGCGCCTCCAGTTCATAATCCGCGAAACTACCTGTATCGAACGGAATTAAGTTATCAATCTTACTACTCAACCATCGAGCAGCAATCCCTTTATTGATACCCGTATGGCCTCCGCCATACGAGTAGACTTCTAACTTAGTGGTCACATCGGATCCATTACCGACGTCTTCATGTGTCTGGGTAACTCCATCTGGCCCAAATATTAATGGAGGAGTAAACCCAATAACCTTACCCCTCATTTCTCTAGAGGTAGGTCTGCTAAAGGTTATATAATAACCTTCGTCGTCCTTCTTTAGTACGTTCTTCAGTCCTTTCGCCTGAAGCTCTCTAATCTTTTCAACACCTTCGTTGTTAGGGTACATGTCGTGGGACCACTTACCAAACTTGTTTGGTTGTTTATAGCGGAACCACTTCACTTTACCCTGAATATTTACATGTTCTGTTCTACTTGCCATCGTTACCAATTTCTCTTATTGTATCAATCCTTATATCTGTATAATCATCATACAAAGTCTTAATTTCTAACTCTGCTTTCTGCTCTGCATCCTCAATAGAGTTAGCTTCTAATTGAACTGAACCCCACTCAGGATACTTAGCTTCAAACTCAACTTCGTATGTAGGCATCATCATTCTCCTCAATGTATGTAGTACTCATTGGATTTAATCTTACTACTCTATACTCATGCCATCCATCTACTACTAAGTAGACGCATCGGCCATATACATCAATATCGTTCTCTAACTGATCTCTAATTATCAATGTGTTACACTCCAATTAGTGCCTATTGTATAGTCTTTGTGATCGTCATTCCAGTATGAGCCAGCTAAGGGACACCTTAGTCCTAGCTCTTCTCCTACTTCTTTTAAACTGTCTGCCTGTATCTTTGCAATCTCCATTGCTATTTTCACATCATTAGGACACTCAGTCTGCCATTCGTCATGTACGAAATTAACTAACCAAGCATCATAATCCTTTAACTTAGGCTCCCACTTAAGAGTAGCCTTCTTCATTACTATCGCTTCCCCGCTCTGGAGATAACCAGACATAGCGAGATGTTTCCTCGCTCCCACAGTTTCTGCAGGTATGACAATAGGGCGATTATCGAGACCGCTGAACCACCCTTTCTTCGCGTCAGCGGGAATGACACGTTCTTTGAGGTCTTTAAGCCCCGTGTAACGTACCATGAGACGCTCAAGTGCGCTTTTAGTCTCATCCTGGGATGCCACCAGGATTTCAGCCAGTTTTCCAATTCCCGCCCCCAGAAGTAGGGCGTATATGAACCTTTTGGCTGCAGCCCTGGACTTGCACGAAGGACCAAGTATTCGCTGGTTGAGAGAGTGTGGATCTGTCTTGTCATCTTTTCTGCCCTCTACAAGAGACTTAGTAAACTCTGGATCATTGATGTAATGTGCGAAGATCCTAAGCTGAATACCTTCTGCATCTACTCCTACTAATAACCTTCCTTTAGGAGCAATCCAACACGAACGCATCTCTTTGCCCAGGAGTTTCTTCTTACCCTGGGTATCGTATTCGTTGGGAATGTTAGCTGTGTTAGGCTCTTGATGAGCCATTCTTCCCGACCACGCCCCCAGCCCATAAAACTTACCGTGAATTCTTTGTGAGATAATCTTGAAACTTATCGGAATACTTCTCATGCCAGCCAAGGGCACAGTTGCAATTGCGGCACAACAAGCCTCTAACTGTTCCTGACCTATGACAGTGATCGACGTTGAGTTTGCATTTTCTTTCACAGATGAGACATTTACCTTCTTGGTTTTCAGCCATTCTAGCAATGTCTTCCTGTGTAAGTCCGTACTGTCCTTTAAAATGTGCTTTTCTATTAGACTCTCTTGATTTTTCCAAATTGTTTGTGCGCCATTTTTTGTTCTTAGCTCGTTGTTTGTCGCGCCACTCTTTATCGGTTTTCCATTTGTTTCTATACCAAGAATTCCATTGTAATCGTGTTTTATTTCTATCTCGTGCCAAACTAATGAAATCCATTCTGTTAATGTCCGGCGACGGGCTTCTAACAATATCCGCCTTGCCAGAGCCCGTGCCGGAGCTGGAGCACTAGGAGGGAGAGTGCTCAAATTCTCTTCATCAATCTTCCATCCGTATACTTTCAAACTTACCATTTTACTATATAATGTTTGAAGTCTTATGTCAACCTCAGGTAATCTATTCTTTTGATACTTAAGCCTGTTAATCTCTTGTTCAGTCTCAATATGAGTTTTAGTTTTGGCTGTAGGCTTCCAACCTGCTTCTGTAAGCACATCTACAAGTTGTTTATGACTGGATGGATTGAACTTCTCCAGACGAGTATGTCGGTAGGTTTTCCCTACTTCGTATTCTTGTATGTTATCCCACAATGATCGTGGCACACTCGTCTTGGAGATTGTTCCAAACTTAGTAGCTTTGGGAGTAAATTCCCTAATCAATACTTCTCTAGGTGGAAAAGCTTCATTTATTTCTTTGTCTAACGCATCAAGATCTTTAGTAACTCGATCAAGCAAACTTGTAGCACGGTTAGATGAGAAGCCAAAGCCATTATTGTGTAGATTATTTGTGACGAGTTGAAATCTCTGTTCCAAATCGATCGCTGCAAAGTGTGATGGATTATGAATAAACCTATTATATTTATTGTAAATACGTTCACAAATGTCGACATCACGGACACAGTATTCCTCCATTTCTTTTGAGTACTTACTAAAGTCATTAAAGTCTAGCTTATCAATCCCAAACTCACTTCCATAAGCTTCGATGGAGTGTCCGTTGGACCTGGAGTAATCGATAAGCTTGCTGATAACCAGAGTATCATAAGATATAGAACATATATCATCATGAACAATGTGAAGGAGATTAGAAAGGTTAGGCCAATCGTAGCCGAGGAAATTGTGGCCAACATAACGTTCCACCTTCTGATGAAACGCACAAAACGAAGCTCGTTCTCGTTCATCATCTGTAACGTTCCTCCATATGTAATATTGCCCTGTGTCTATGTCTTTACAGACAATAACCCAGATCTTAGTAGGATTAACTAATCCATTACATTCTATGTCTATTGTTACTTTCAAATTATAAACATTTCTGTTGACAACTGTTAAAATAAAGTGTAAAAGGGCTGATCCAGCCCAGGTTTGATATACATAATCCCTGTACCCCGGTCCTATACGTATGTATGTTACCGGGGTTTACTTTGTCAACAATCATTCCTGTCGTCATCAAAGTAACTATTTATTAATGTTAATAAACCTGTAATTTTAATCAATAGATAGACTACTGCCAACCCCCATATTACAGCTAATACTTCAGATAGTGTCATAAGACATAACTCCGTTTATACCAATTACTCTACATGGAATACTTGCACCCTTAGCTTGTTTAATCATATTCTTAGTTCCCCTAGACCTAGGATGTAAGAAAGCTACTACATAATCAGGCTTTCCTTCCACAATCATCTCAGAATTCCTTAAATGTCCTGCAGCCTTACCGTATTTATCCCAGTCAGCAGGAAACTCTGCAACTGGAATACCATTAGCCTTAGCCCATACTTCACCTAAGGTATCTGCTCCCTTAGCTTTACCAGAGATAACACAGGTAATTTGGTTCTTCTGATGGAGGTCATCCAATACCTCCGCCAGAAGATTAAGATCAGTCATGTGTCGGCTGCCACATACTATAACTCTCATTTGTTAGCCTCCCTTAGAAGGATGTCTGCATGACATGCTTTAGGCGCACAGTAACATACCAAATCTTTTCCACGTAATGGTTTCAAATCTAGGTTTGGAAGAATGTACCTCTCAAATAGAGAAATAGCCCTGTCCCTGGATACATTTGGGGGTTTATGAGATATTTTGTATGGATTTCCCCAAGGACTTCCACGTCCTACATACACAGCATCTTCAGGGATTTCATCCAAATGTTTGTTTAGAACTTTAGGCATCTTGCTCTACTATGCTGCTGTAGGTATATTCTCCATAAGGTACTTAAGTATCTTAGTTTCTTTGTCTATAGCTTTAGAGTATTCTTTAGGATTACTTTCTTCCATATACTTAATAGATTTACGTAATTGATTAATAGTATAGAAATCTACAGGTCCTATAATGTTATTCATCTTCCTCTATTCCAGTCATAAGATTAGGTACTATTTCATGTAAAGACCATTGTTTACAGAATTCCTTAGGATCTACAGGTACATATACTTCATGTTCTTGGTTCAAATTAACCATCAATTGTACTGTCTTCCTCCACTTATAATCTACATGGTATTGCATTAAATCCATCTTACTGGGATGTTGTTTACTCTTAGCAAAGAACACAGTACCTACCGGCAATTCACTTAACCAATCCCCATCTTCCGGTGGTACTTTACCACCAGGAATACTAATCAATTTAGTCACCTTTTTATCCTCATCGTCTTCTTTCTCCTGTTGTGTTACTAGTCGAGGACCCTTCATAGAATGCCTCTCAATCGCCTTAGGAAGGCCGTACAGAGGTTATTTCTTCTACACGGTACTTTAGTACCTATGTAGTGATTTTCCACGCTCTTACCATGGTTTTAATACTTTTGTACTCTACTTTACCCTCTTTGTGTAAGGCATGTAAGACTTGCCCAATTTTAGCAGAATACTGCCTCCTTTGTCTAGGAGAATCTTCTTCAGAGAAGGGGTAAATCTTCTCTGCTAGCTCTGATACTAGGAACCATTGATCCCTGCTGAGGTAACGAATTACGATTTTCTTTAACTCTTGTGTAGTAAAGAACGCCATACTCAGTCTCCCTTTACCGTTTTCTGATTCTCTGCCTTAAGTTTAGAAGGAGGTTTACCTTCTCTGCCTAGAAGGGTCTTCCTGAATGCTTCAGGATCGTCAGGATAGTAATACCCACAGTTTAACTTACAAACGTGGATCGATAGCTCAGCTCTGCCTTCCAGGATCATTAGGACAAAGCCTAAGTCGTGCTTACATTCCATCATCTCCAAGCTCCTATCATAGGTTTTATTTGACCCTTTTCTTTCTCCAGTCATAGAGACAGGTTATAGGGCCTTGACTCTGTGCTTTCTCCAAGTGTTGAGCACAGAGGGCTTGAACTGGGTCTACCCAACAGACACATCCCAGAGGAACGTGGAAGATACCTACGGCTTCTCCTCTACAACCTAGAATAGAGAACCTACACTCTACTGCTGTTAACTTTGGAGACTTAGTCCATAGTTCATCCATCACAATCTCCAGTTTATGGTTGGTAAGGCTTGGTCAGCTAACGCTGCATTGATTCTGGAGAATAACTTACAACCCAAGAACGTAGGACGTTGTCGTCTTTCGGTGGAAATACTAGCTCTAGGTGATGGGTGTACTGTATTAATTACAGTATTATTAGAGGTTAGTTCAGTCATCCATGATTGGGCTACTCTACCCATACCTACAAATACTAATCCTCTCTTACCCAGTTCGGAGATTATTTCTTTAGTTAATAATTCCCACTCAGGCCATTTATGAGATAAAGGTTTCCACGCTTCACAAGTAGGGTATATGTTCCATAGAAAAACCCCTTGCTTACACCATGGAGTCAAATCTCCTGAAGTAGGAAAGGGGAGTTTTAAGTCATCAGAATATTCTTTGAATATATTAATCAGACTAGGAGGCATCTTCCTAAATGGAAGGAGACTTGGGCCAGGAAGCTCTGGAGGGAGAGAGAAAGCTATTCCACACGCATCCGCAGGATTAGGGTATGGATCCTGACCGAAGATGACCACACGTACATCCTTGAAAGGAGTTACGTGCATTGCTTCGAACATACTTTTTTCAACGGGACAAACTTTTACACCTTTTTGTTCAAGATCAAACAGCTTTTCTTGTACAGCGTCCCATTCTCCTGATGACCAGAATGTTAGATCATCCCACGTCTCCATCGAAGAAGCCCTCCAATCTGTACATGTCCCCATTCTTCATGAAGACAAGGAGATGTCCATTAGTCTGTTCTGCGTATTCTACTTGATGTGCCCAAAGTTGTACTACCTTATGCCCATCTCTTAGGCCGCAATAGGCGCTGATCTTGTCATTCCAGTAGGCAGAAGTAAGGATTTCTCTGGGTTTAACTGCCATTCTAAACTCTCCTCTTTGAAGGTCCATGTGTCATGGTCAAACTTTAGTCTACCTGCAGCACCAGTTTTACCTGAAAACCTATTCTTAGAAATTACCAAATTAACTGTATTACGTTCATCAGGATCATTACTAAGCACATCTCTAGTAGCATCTATTCTAATATCAGCTACCTTGGAGAGATATCGTGAGCCACGTGTCTGTCCTAGATCGTTAACATGACTTACGAAGATCAAAGCAAAGTTTAGTTCCTTCACCATCATTTCAAGTCTGGTGGCAATGTAGTCAAGTGCTCGTCTTTCGTCGTCACCTGCGAGGCCAGAAACAGCCATAGACACGTGATCAAATAACACAAAAGTGCAATTACGAGCAGCGACGAGAAACCGAATATAGTCGAGTAGAACCTCTGGATCATCGCTCCCAAAGTGAGAATAAAGGTACAGACGCTCGTCAGTCCCAACAAGGTTCTGAAGGGCAGCAAACTGCTCACTATCCGATACGCCGCAATCCGGAAGGTGGACTGGTCGGCGTAGTTCCAAGCCTGCGAGAGCTTGGAGGTGTCGTCTTTTAGGCTCTTCCAGATATATTGCGCCGATTGCATGATCTGTCTCCTTCAAGAGATGATGCTCAATAGTGTGCATCAGTTCAGTTTTGCCAACACCTTCTTGTGCAGTTAGCAAAACGGACTCCCCTGGCCTGATCCCGTAGGTCATTTCAGTAAGAGTCCTAAAGGGGTAAGGAACACCTTGGGCTGGTGGTTGTTTGAGTATCTTCTCGAATTCTGCGAGTGAGGAGATTATCTGCTCTGGTAAGTATTTGCGTGCGTTAGCATATATATTCCTCAGCTCATCAGCTTCCCCAACCCTAAGGTAGTCGTTAGCATCCTTTCGGTTGCTAAACTCTAGAACGAACGTTTTAGTATAGTCAAACAGTTTCGTGACGCTTCGGAGAGCCTGTCTACCTGGCTCATCATTGTCGAAGGCAAGGTAGATATGCTGGAATGAGGTGATGTAATCTCGATCCACAGTGCAATCCCGCAGAGCACTGCTAGAAGATTGAACGCTACAGACAGGGATATTAAGAACTTCGTAGAGGGAGAGCGCGTCATCCTCGCCTTCTGTGATGACGATAGCTTTCGCAGACCCTGCTGCGAATTTCTCTTTTCCAAATAGTCCCGGTTCCACAGTGCCATCTGAGTAGAACTCCTTCTTGTCGAGCTTACGGACCTTATGCCATTTACCTCCAGCATAAGGGTATCCAACAGCTACTGGTTTACCTTCGGCGTCTATCTTAGAAAGTACACCGTAAAACTCATGGGTTCTCTTTGAGATACCACGTCTAGGTAAATATTCGTAAGTATAATCTATATTATTAGGCGCTCCCTTACCATTCTGATAATAATTACAAGAATAGCAGTAGCCATGCCCATCGTCATACAAGTGAAACGCATCACTACTTGGACAACTAGGACATGGCAATCTGCCTTGAACTACTTTACTTCCCGCATTCCCTTCTCGCAAAGTAATAATAATCCTCTATATGAATGTTTCTTGCAGTATAACGTTTGACTGGAGAGTACAAGATGTCTGTTAAATGTTCATCCCAGAAGTCTTGATTGGCCACGTACATATACGCACGTACCTTCATCATCTTCATGGGAGTTCTGACAGTGATCAACGGCAGTTTCATGTTAATGAAACCTTCTGCCGGATCTGTTTGTTTTAGAATTCTCCAGTATGGAATATGGATATCAACTCTTTTACGGATGAAACATAACCCATTATCCATCCGTTTGTCAAGTTTTAAATACTCCTCTGAGCGAATAGAATACAGTTCCCCCCTTATCCTAGCTTTAGGAGTTCTAGGATGGGAACGATATTCCTTCTCAAAGGCCATGGCCCAACTCTCACTGCCTAAGTCTTTCTTCCATAAGCAGTAATCTGGGTCTGTAAAACCAGTAGCTAGGTATTTAGCATCTGCAGGAAGCTGGTCATGTGCTTTGTGTCCTTCCATCATCTCGTCATAGACGAATAAACGACGGTGAGAACACTGTTGCAGATGCCAGAAGTCGGGGGTATATTCAACCGCCTTCTTCTTATCGTGTATCCAGGACATAGTTGGGCTGTGCTGGATTAGCACCATCTTTTCGTCAGTTACGGGAGTTTTCCTGCTGAATAACATCCCCGACCTCCGCAGCTAGAGTTGAAGGGAGTATTAGGCAACCTTGCGCTTAGGCTGGGGAGGAATCCCAGCGGGCAAGGGTTGCTGCGTCATGGTGGGAGCAGGAGCCGGAGAGGTATCCGGTTGGGCGGGAGTTTCTGCGGCTGGTGCACGTGACTTGAGTACAGCACACAGATCACGGATCAATAAAGCTGCATGTTTCCAGTGCTCCTTGGCCAGGACCATGTAAGCAGACAGCTCAAGGTTGTACATCTCGGACAGATTCTCGATGCCAGGAGATACCTCTACGAACGAAGGTAGTCTGAACTCAGACTTGGTAATCTCGTCCGGAGAAGGAATCTTCTTAGCCTTGCTGTCTTGGACGGACTTGACATAGACTTCGAACTTCTTCTTCTCCTCCGCAGAGACAATAGCAGCAACCTCAGGCACAGGAGCTGGCTCGATGTGCTTCGTTGCAGTATCCGTCTCGACAGGAAGTTGATCAGGAGAAGCAGGTTGAGGAGGAATAGCAGCAGCAGAAGACTGCAGTTCCCTGAGTTTCTCGAAGCCTTTGGCCGGTTGCTCGGGAATTAGCAAGACTTTAATCCCTTCCCATCCTTCAGGCACAAACCCCATCTTAGCACGGATGTGGTTCTTCTTGTCCTTGCCTTTCAAGTGAGGGGGAATGGTGTGGGCCTTCACACTCTCAGCTTCTTTCGCAGTCATAGGCTTGTCGCCTGCCTCAATGACTGGCTCTTCTTTGCCCTTGGTCGGTTGAGGAGGAATTGCCGAGGGCTTAGTCGAACCACCGCCAAAGATGGCGGCTAAGCCGGACTTCTTCGGCTCTGGTTCCGGGACTTTCTCTCCGTAACCGAAGTGGTCCGATACCCAGCCCCAATCGTAGGCGCGGGTATTTCCCTCGCCCTTCGTGAAGCTGGTGATCTTGCCATCCCACGTCATCAACGTGATGATGCTACCTTCCTTGCACGTAGCCAGTAGAGTGGTCTGTTCCAGATCGGTCTTCAACTCCTCCAGAACCTTGTCCAAGCTACCGCCAGCAAGGCGGTGGAGCTGGCTGATCTTGGGGATCAGAAACTTCTCCACCATACGGTGGATCTTGTCCATCTTGGAACCCTCCGGAGATATACCGGAGAAGTCTCCATCCAAGAAAGCGATCAGCAACGGTGTCTTGTTGTCCTGCCCGAACAGGAGAACATAAGGCTGCAGGCGATTGGTGTCGCCGTTTACAGGCTCATCTCCAAAGAAATACACTGCATCACTCTCGGGATACTGCTGTTCGACGACAGACAGTGCCGTAGGATCAGGGTCCTTTTCCACGGACCATGTCTCTAGGCCTTTGTCGCCTACGACAGCTACCCCAAGGGTGTGCTTGCAGCGGGCGGTACAGAACTGCAAGTACTGCAAGGGCACATTATGTCCCTTGTTCCTTTGGACTATAACAGACATAGAGCAACTCTCCTTTGCTATGCCTTGGTTGCGCCCATCAAGATTTCCCCTAGCCTGTTCATGGGCATAACAGGTTCAGGCCTGAACATAATCGTGGTTTCGTTAGGCAGAGGAACTTTCTTGTACACGCCATTTCGCAGACGTTCCTTGATGTCCCTCTTCAATTTCTTAATTCTCTGCTTCTCGTTAGGACGAGGAAAGATTTCGGGCAGTACTGTCCCGAATTTCTCGTACATCACACGTGACTCAGCCCGTGTAACCTTGCCGGAATAGACCAACTCTTCAACGTGGTCTACAATACCATCGGCCATCAGTCGATCAAGTTGATACTGACGGTATTTGTTCATGTCTATGGTCCTTGCCCTCATTGACCACAAGCCTAAGCTCTTCAACGCTGCTAGAACACACAGCGATAGAAAGCTAATCAACAGTACTAAGGCAGCGGCTGATACGACCGCCCCTGTATACTCTTCCAGACCTGGAAGAACCCCACTCGCATCAGTAGATTGGATGATCATATTCACCCTCCTAGTTGGTACCCACGACAGGAATCGAACCTGCACGCCATTATTGGCTAGGGATTTTAAGTCCCTTGCGTCTACCTATTCCGCCACGTGGGTGAATTACCGAGAGCATAATACTCTCTAACTTGTTCTTCGGAACAGTGAGTTTAGCAGCACAGGCGTCACATAACCACGAACTAACTGCAGCCGAGCGGTACGGTTGCTTGGTACGTGTCTTTCCGCACACGCACTTTAAAATCATATACGTGCTCCACTTCGTATGAAACTACCAAATAAAAACCCCGACACCCATTACAGGTGTCGGGGCCAACTCCCTGTCTAGGTGAGGGCAGCTAGGCGGGAGATGTTAATGAATCACTCTCTTGCCACAATACCCTGTTGTTGTTTATGGCCCACATGGCCTTGTCTTTAGTGGGGTATATGCAGGATCGGAACACACGGTTGATCCTGTAGTTTTCATGAACTACATAGAACTTGGTACCACTAAAGAACAGGCGGTACCTATGCATTCTATTACTGTACTCTTTCAGTTCTATGTATTTGAAATCTTCCAACTTCTGTCTTGTAACTGATTGAATAAGTTTCTTCTTTGTTTCAATGTGGTGTGTACGCCACTGTGTTGCAGGCACAGGCGCATCAAACCCATATGGTGCAGGAGCACCATCAGGTGTTCTTGGTTTCCCTGGCATAGAAAAACCTGCTGCTCTCAGCCAGGAGTGAGCGAACGCCTTTGGCGTCATTCTACTACCGGCATTGACGGCGGTAGCGCTGAAGCGTTTAAGGTAGGCACGCTTCAGTTTTTTGGACTTCCTTTGTTTCCCCATTACTAACCTCCATTATACATTCTCTCATAGCTAGGTCCCTATGTCAACATGACTTAAGGAGGCATAGTAACGTGAAACCACGTTCCCCCGTATTTGTCAGTCCATTCAAGGTCATCGGAGGGAAAAGACTGTATATCGTCCGTTTCATGGAACTTAACTATGACCTCTCTCTCCTTTCGATCAACGTAGATTATGACTCCGTTTGGTTGTGTCTCATCCTCTATCCAGACTTTGTCTCCTCTCTGAGGACGCATACCTCCATTAGTTAGAATGGCCACGTAAGCTCCTCCTGAATATCCTTGTTTCTAGGATTTCCCATTTCAGCCTGTCTATAGTCTCGATGTATTTATGTGGGCTGTCCTCCCATATCCACTTGCCTTCATAGAACATGGCTACTTTCTTAGCCATGAACAGATCGTGGGTAGCTTGCCACCACTTGCCAGCCCTGACATTTAGCATGGCCATTTGTAAATGGATAGCGAGCATACCTTGTGGTATTGAATTACCCTTTCTTGCCATGAGCAATTCCCCCTGCCTCTACACTGAATACACGAGGAAAGGTGCCCTCATAGTATTCACTGGTGGAGTAGAACGTGTGGTCTCCCACACGGATAGAAGTCACGCCGATGTAGCTGGTCCAGTTGCTACACTTGTGATTGTCTACGACAATACGATGATTGCCGTAGTCGTCAAACTCCTGGTCAATGCGGTGACCAAGAAGTATGAAGTTGTCCACACTCACCTTATCGTGTTTCCTCAGTTTCGACGGTAACTTCTGGTCGATAGACATCATACCCTCCAAGCTCTCCATGAGAGCGTTCTACCTTAACTCTAGTTAATCCTTTCTTCCATGTTAGTCCTATGGCCTTTGCAGCTGCGCTACTTAAGTCGATGCACCTCCCTTTTACGAACGGACCACGGTCCGTTATCCTCACCGTCACAGTCCTATCATTGGATAAATTGGTCACCCTCACAAGACTGTGGAAGGGTAACGTCTTATGTGCCGCAGTAAACTTGTTGTCATCGAAAGGCACTCCACTTGCTGTCTTTCTCCCGTTTGTCTCTACTAAGTAGATACTAGCGGTACAGTGTTCTGTCTTTGCCCTTGCGATATTTGGTAATAGACACAGACAGACCAGCATCATGGCGTATAGTGTACGCATTATTTACTCCAGTGTTAACTAAATATGAATGAATAGGCAGTTTAAGGACATGCCCAGGTCCATAGTCTATCCTTGCCAGTAGATTGGATGGTGAACTTCTGACTGGGCCACTCGCCGCGCTACCTCGCAGTCTACGTCGCTGGCCGTCAGATTGTTGTTGTTGAGCAGCGCATCCCTGTAGAACAGGGCTCGTTGCACGGCTCTGTCGTATATAATCCACACGACAGGATCTACTGCGCCGAAGTCAGCCAGCATGATATCCTGGCTGCTATCTTCTCTTTTAAGGGCAGCGGGGCGAGATACCAGGATACACCGCCCGCTGCCCGTCCTAATAGTCATCACACGCATCATCATCTCCTCTCTCTAGTACTCGATGGTGAAGTCTTCCATCATCTTGTCGATGATGAGCTTGGTAATGGATGGGGCCAACCCCCGATTAGGATAACGTAGGCCGGTCAAGCCTAGGGCTTCATATGTGTCGAGTACATCGAACACCGTGATATCCCTAGTCTTGTATCTCATGCAGTTAATCTGTCCGAGCTTGTTCTCGAACAGGGCAAAATCAATGTATGCCACACCAGACTTGAGCAAGTTCTCCCTTGTCATGATCGTGACATCATCATGACTGGGCGGAGGAACACCCTTCTCCCATTGTGGTTGATGTGGAAGTATCGCACGTAGTGCGGTAGTCGCACAACGCACACATCCTCCAAGTGTAGGATCGAATGTACAGTGTATCATGACTTTCCCTCACTAGCGAAACATTAGCTCTTCAGGCATTTGTGACAGAGTTGTGGCATCAATGTACGCATCTTCGTCTTCGTCCATCTTGCCCTCTTACATGTAAACCGCAGGAACGGGATACCTAGGCTTTTCTTTGCCCAGAAGATAGAGGTATTCGAAGTATTGTCGGTTCTTACGCACTTCTCCTTCGCTGTTTACGATCCAGTCAGCACCATATTTTACATTTATGGCACAGTACCTAGGGGCTTTTTTAAAGTCTCCTCTGTTATTCCAATAGATTTTGGGAGTCATCTTGCCCTCACTGAGTTGAGATTTTGGCTAGACTAGCTCAATCTTGCTGGCCACCTTTTCCCTCACTTTCTACGGGACCTTCT